CAAGAGGTTTTAATTAAAAACAATTATGGATTACAAAGAGAAATACAAAGAGGCTCTTGCTAATATGCAAGAACTATACAATTCTATGAAGTATATGTCAAGTACTGATGCATTACACATAACCATGTCTCTTGAAAAGGCATTTCCTGAACTCAAAGAAAGTGAGGATGAAAAGATAAGGAAATTTTTACATAATACTTTTAAAGCACTATATCTTAACAAAGATAAGTTAGGCAAGTGGCATGGAGAATCCGTTGCTAATATTCTTGCTTGGCTTGAAAAGCAAGGTAAAGATAAAGAAATAAATAATTTTGATGTTCTTCCTGGTTTATATAAATGTGTTAATAGGATGTTTGATGGAACGCCTGATGGTAAGTTATTATTTGAAGTAGGTAACATATATAAATGTTTATCTAAACACGATAGAGCGGAATTTGAAGTTTCTTATGGGCATTCTGTATATTTAGAAGACCCAGTTGTTTGTAAACATTTTATTCCTTTTGAAAAACAAGGTGAACAGAAACGTATTTGGAGTAAAGAAGATGAAATTGGTCTTAGTGACGCTTTATGGGCAATAAAACAAGCTAGGACTATTGCCAAAGATGAAAACGATATGGGTAATCTTTGGTATGCAGAAAGATGGCTCAAATCTCTTAAACCACAAAACAGATGGAAGCCGAGCGCAGAACAGATAGATGCTATTGGTATGGCAATACCATTTGTTACAGATGATTTCAGCGATAATCCAACATTATCAGAAATACTTAAAGATTTACAAAACCAGCTAAAAGCATTACAGTTATGACTAACATTGAAAAGATTAAAGCCGAGATTGAAAGGCGAAAGAAAATCCACTTTGAAGATTACCACATAAAAGGGAATAATAACCCTGCCGATTATGGTGCGTGTAATGCTCTAACACAAATTCTTGACTTTATCGAATCACTGGAGAAAGAATCGAAAGTGGACTTAGAGAAAGAAATTAATTTGTGGTTTGATTACGGTTTTCCAAATGATGATGAATTTTTGGATTATATAAAAGAAACTTCTAAACACTTCTATGAACTTGGATTAAAAGCACAGAAAGGAGAATAGCATGAGTAAAGAATATTATTTCCTTATGATACTACTTTGTATCATTCAACTCGGTATTTTTATGTTTGCATGTTGGGCACACGCTGCTTGGTGGGCAATTATGATTTCAGGTGTTGGGTCGGGATACATACTTTATACTGTAATTTCAGATTATCTTGAATTCGGAGTAAAAGACAAACAATAAACTATGACACAAGAAGAATTAGTACAGTTTTTGAAAGATAACTTGAAAATAGCAATTGTTGCAGATAATAAATACTGTGATAATGGTTATGAAATAACAGTGAGGATATTATTGGGTAATGATTGTATTTCAGAATGTTCTGATTATATAACATATTAATATAAATAAGTATGACTTTGTGGAATTGAAAAGAAATTGAGTTATGACACAAGAAGAAAAAGATTTACTATTAAAAGATTTATGTGCAAGGTTGCCTTATGGTGTAATTATCCATCATGATGATTATTTTGACCCAAAGTATCCAAGACCCAATGAAGTTTTAACCATCAATAGTCTCGCTCAATACGCAGAAGAAATAGAAAGGTGGAATGTTAAACCATATCTTCGCTCAATGTCAAGTATGACAAATAGAGAGAAGAAAGATTTAGACCGCACATTTTATCCTTGTGGAGAGTATGATACCAATACTTATGAAACATTTGATTGGTATAATGCTCATCACTTTGACTATCGTGGACTCATTCCAAAAGGACTTGCTATTGAAGCACCTGAAGAAATGTATAAGTAAAAAATATGAAAATTAAGAAACTATTTTTCTCTACGATGTTAAGCGAACTATATGGTAGGGATAAGTACCAATCGCATATTAAGGTTGGTGATGAATATTGGTATTTCTTTACCGGAAATAGCGAGGTATACAAAACAACAGGGGAACATTGGCATAAGATAAAGATAACTTATATCAGAAGTGGCTGCTTGTTCTATATATTGCCAGAGCATCCTGAGGTTAAAGAAGATTATTGCCCAATCTGTTGTTTCATGACTTCTCGTTTTATTTTAGCAGAACTGTCTCCGACTAAGGATTTAAAAGAATTATTTACTGACATTGACACAGAATCTGCTAAATATCGGTATTGTTTTGATGATGAATTTACCGTTGTCAAGGATTGGCCTAATGAGAAAGAAATTGAGGTTGATGAGAAGGACTTATTTGAAAAATTTGGCGAAACCAGTGAATATCTATTAATTAAAATGTTGGAGGAAAAAGAAACATGAAAATTTACATTACATACGATTACGAAGACCATGACAGAATCAGGAGTATTAAGACCCTTGAATATTTTATTTCGAAAGGTCATACGGAGCAAGAGATTGATGCAAAAGTAAAAAGCATAAACGAGAGAGATGGTTTTGATACCTTTAAGAAGTTAGAGGTATCTGATGAAATTGCCTCTGTTTTACGTTTTGCCTTAGGTGAAAATGAATATAAGACATATGCTGAAATAACTGATGTATATGAAATGCTTAGCGACATCAAGTGTGATTTGGACTCTATGCAGGAAGACTGTTTCCACATGTGTGAATATGTAGAAAATGGTATTAGTAAGGTAAAGGATTTGGTTCCTGAGGACGAAAGATAAAAAAGAAAGAGAATATGATTACAAGAGAACAACTTGAGAGCGTAGAAGACCCGAAGAAACAATTTGAAATTGCAATGTTATATCTTCATCTTCATGGGATGATGTACTATGAGGTGGATTTCAATTTTTTGAAGTACATTGTAAACATCACGAATTCAATAAGAGATAATATGAGGTATGATGCGTATAAGGACAACTATTTCCTCATCGAACAGGCTGATGAGTGCTTTGACCGTTTTTCAGGTAAAAAAACTGAAGAGGAGAAAAAACCTGAAACAAAGTTCAAGGTTGGTGACAAGATTGAGAATAGATTCAGTTCACATCGCGTCTATGACATCATCGGTATTGATTTAGATAATCAAGAATATCACTGTAAGCATTCTTATTGTAACAGTGAGGAAGATTTACCTTTTGAGTGTGCCGACAAGGATTATGAACTCTATGATGACACACCAACCCCACCAGACTATGGTGATGAAGTGAGGTTTGAGCCAAAGATATATGATAGCGTATTCTATTATAACAAAGGAGAAATAAAGACTGGTAAAATTGTTGGTTATAGGGCTGATGAGGGTATTTATGAACTTGATAATGACGTGGAATTGCTACCCAACGAAATAATTGGAATTGGTAAATAAAAATTAAGTTATATATGTTGTTCTATAGTGGCAGGGGGAATTTAGCGTGTACGATATTTGTTCCATTTAAGTGTGGAAACAATTGTCCGTTCTGTAACACGAATAAACTTTATGGTGGTTATGTTTATGATGACAAATATCTTGATGGGATATTGAAGTGGATTGATTATGTAAATAAGAATGACAACATTTCTGAGTTCGTTTTAACCGGTGGTGAGCCATTCTTTAATCTTGGTATTACGCAAAAGATAATATCCAGAATGGAGAAAAAGGTCTTTATAAACACAACATTGCCAAAATTAAATAACATAGATGAAATTATAGACTATATAAATTCAGAAAAGAAAATATATGGTCTAAATATTTCCAGGCATATTGGCCTTGATTATAGTATTAGTGTTTGTGAGAAAGATGTTATCGATAAAATAAAAAAACTCGTCAGAATAAATTGTCTTATTAAGGATGAATACAACAATAAACAGGTTTTGGATTTTATTGATTATTGGGCAACACCATACAGGATGATTAATTTCAGGGCCGATTACAGAACCATAACAACCGACACACTAAAGAATAGGGATAAGTGGTCTGAATTTTTCTTAACCAATTTCCGGTACGAGAAAAGCAGTAATTGCCTGGTATGTAATTCTGAGTTTTATTCCGATGATGCTTATAAGGTTATATGCTATCATAGAGGGCTTGAACATAGTAGCGTGACATACGGCAATAGATGCTACGTTAATGATGTCTTAATCGATATGTATGGGAACATATACAAAGATTGGGATATGATTAAAGATGGTGGCTTTGAGGACTGGATAAAGAAAGGAAAATAATAAATGCGGTCATTTCTGGCCGCATTATTTTTTTCAACACCAAACGTTACCATCATAATAACCCTTATCAACAGCGTTAATAAAGAAATTACAATCGTCAATGCTCATTGGCTTATAATTCCAACTATCAACACCGACATCAACAGCCCTGAATTGTTTCACTTTGCTTCTGCCATGAATGTGGCCGAATATGCAACCATATAATTCCTTGTGCTTATTCATTACACTTCTTCCTCTTAATGGCTCATGACATAGGCAATATTTCTTATCTCCGATTGACACTATTACACTTTGTTTATATGTCTTGTCAAATAGACTGTCAACTGCCTGGTACTTATCATCCCTTTCGTAATTACCATAAACAAGTATTTTCTTTCCATTTAAGAATGGAACATATTCATCTTCATTTTTACCAAAGTCACCAAGATGATAAATCGTATCACACGGCTTAACATTGTCATTCCACTTCCTCATCATATACAAGTCCATTGCCTCTACACTCTTAAATGGCCTTCTTGACAACTCCCAGGCTCTGCTGTCACCAAAGTGTGTGTCTGACGTAAACCACGTTTGTGGGGTTTCCTCACACGACTTGATGTATTCCTCCAATGCATTTATGCAAGAATCAAGTGAACGATGGATGTTAGAATCAACGCCATACTCTTCAAGCTTCGTTTTGAAATACCTCTTTCCAGGAAACTGGTCATAACACCCAAATATTATCTTCTTACCAAGAGCAAGGTATTCACCAAACTCAGTTCTTGTCGTTTGAGCATAACTTCTCCCTTCAACATGCTCAGCCTCCTCAGGAATCCACATTATAATAACATCACACAGATTAAGCCATTTCTTTTCCCACTTTATCTGTTCTTCGTATGAGAAATTGCTATATGACCTCCTCCTTGGGGAGAAAAATATTACATTATCAACCTTTGGAACCTCGTGTTGCCAAGATTCCGCACCCTGTATTGGCCCGGCAAGGAAAACCTTCCATTTCTTACCAATACCATCCATGTCTGGCTTTGATGGTGAACAACATATGTGAGAAAAAACTTCCTTATCTTCATTTATTGAAAGTTCATTATCAATAACGTTTTTAACTATTTCTTCTAAATTAGACATTTTATTTGTTCTTTATTTGGTATCATAATCAACGAGTTCACTTCCTATGATTGCCCAGAGTATTCGATTCCACGTCTCCAGGTTACATTTTCCGTCTGGTAAGTCTCTTCCTCTTGTCCAATCTTCCAATGGTTCTTGATATCTTGATGATTCTCCACACCCAAGATAGTTGTCACATATGTGAATACAATAAGAGTTCTTTTCTGTGAACAAATATAACACATAGAATTTTTCTCTATTCAAGTCTTTCAATATGGCAATCTTTTTGTGGCCATATAAATAAACAACCTTCAAAGAGTCAGAGAGCAATGGGAAGTCTTTTAATAACTCCTCCATTGTTCCTTCTCTATAACCAATTTTATAACCTGAACGAATCAAGCCACTATCAATTCTTTCCTGAATAGTCATTTTGCTGTGTTTGATGACAATATTGTTCTCCCTCTTTACTTGTTGTGACTGATGTGTTATTAAACGTACTGCTAGTCGTTGTGTAAATCGGGTTGCTTACCCATGGGCTTGCTGTATCTGGCCAAGTTGTCCACGGTTTAGACGGCTCTGTTTCTTTGTACGGCCAAGGATAATACTCTGTCCTCACGTGTTCCTGGATGATGAAATCCATAAGTGCGAAATAATCATCTTCGGAAATCTTGTCCTTGATTGAGTTCAAGACTTTAATTGCTTCTTTCTGTTTTTCTGTCATAATACTTTATTTTTATTTTATACTAATATATATCTTTATCTTTTTATTTTTCAACTTTGATTTCTCTTTTAATCATTAATATTTCTCCAGGATTCAAAACATGTGTTTCCTTATCATTTGCCTCTTTTCTTGTCCCATTTTCAACATTCATTATATAATTTCCATTCTTAATTGTTACAGATGTTGCATCAGTCAATGATAAATTAAGGATTGTACAATAGTTTGTTGTTTGATTGTGCGCATATCCAACATAAACCATTGAGCTTTCATCCATACCATTTATAAATTCGTTGTCTTCATCACTAAACACATTATCACTATTGTAATAAAGAATATCATCCACATGAAGATTTGTCATTATTTTCTTGAAATTCTTGAATTTCTCACTATTATAGAACTCACTCATCAAGTTATATGTGTATTCATTTGGCTTTAAATCCACACTGAATGCTGCTTCTGTGAATCCTTTATATTCTACATCATACGGGATATCGACAAGAACAAACAACATTAAACCATTTGAACCAGCCATAAGGTTTGCATAAGATTGAACCTTAAGTGTTTCTTCCGTTGGTTTATATCTTGCAACGTATAACTTATTCGTGTTTGCTTCTTTTGCAACATGCTTACAAACGTGCATATACAATCTATGTATTGATTCTGGGTGATTGTTTGTAAAGTTAATGTGTGATTGTAGATAGCTGTGCCAGTTCACCCCACCTTCTGTTAAACTATAAACAGTTTTTCCATCTTCTGCCACGTTATAATAATTATTGTCACCTTTAAATGAGGCAGTTGGATACATGTCGGCAAAGAATATATCTGCTGAATTGGCATAAGTCTCAAGATATGCATCGTAATCTCCACCAATTGAAGGTTGATTTATAAGGCTTTTTGCCTTTGGTAAGAACGTAATGGACATGTTTGGCCACATTCTCGTTTTATCTATCCAAACCCTATTATGATATCTTGTAATCCAAGCAAGGTTTTGTGTGAATTGATTATAAGTTACTTCATCCTCTGCAACCCAACCGTAAAACGATGGGTGTTCTGATATTGACCTTATTTGTTCGTTTGTCCAAGTTGGTCGAATTAAATTACCATCCTTATCCTTTTTGCTCATTGTTTCATATATGTATGGCATAAGCTTTATCCCACTATCCTTGAATTGTTCGAATATTTCAAACCACTCTTCATAGGTTAGACATGTTTCAGGAATTGACTTATTTCTTGGCGTGTTGAAATAAAGAATATCGATACCCAGTTTCTTCAGGTTGTCAATAAACTCATCTGTAACGACAGCACCCTTGCTCTTATCAAAAATTATATAGGCGCCGATTTCTCCATTCTTGATATTATCTTTATCGAATGGCTCGTTAACATCTTCCTCTTCTTCTATTACATCCACCACTGTTGTACCACTCCCAGGATTTACAGGAGTCTCATTTTCATCACAAACAAATAATGATTTGATTGTTGTAATTACATTGGTAAAAAATGATTTAACTTTTTTAAAAAACTTTTTCATATTATGTATTGTTTATTTATTATTTCTACTAAAAGTGAACTACCCACAAGCTAAAGACTTGTGGGCTTCTGACTTCATTGCTGATTGCCCTTGAAAGGGTCTTACATCTGCTCCATCAGTGTAATCGACAGTTCCTGCCGATATATTGCTTAATCCTTCTTTAAGAATATTAATTGCCGCATTAGCATCTCTGTCAAGTACCTCTCCACAAGAATGACAAACCCATTGCCTATCCTTCAGTTGCAAGTCTTCTTTAACCCAACCACAGCAATGACAAGTTTTTGAAGATGGGTAGTATCTACCTATCTTCACTACTTGTTTGTCATTCATAACTGCTTTATATGTAAGCATTGAAAGGAATGCTCCCCAACTTGCATCAGATATTGACTGAGCAAGTCTGTGGTTTCTTTGCATCCCCTTAACATTTAAGTCTTCACAACAAATTACATCATAGTTTCTTATTAAGTCAGTGCTAATCTTATGTAGTTTGTCAAACCTACAGTTATGAATTTTCTCTTGTATTCTTGCAACCTTTATTCTTTGTCTGTCCCAACTATTACTGCCTTTCTGCTTCCTTGACAAGTGTTTTTGCGCTTTTGCAAGTTCCTTTGAGTAATGCTTGACGAACTTGTTGCTTGAATATCTTTTACCATCACTTGTAATTACCAAGTCTTTCAACCCCAAGTCAATACCAACCTTTGCATTGGTTTTCTGTAAAGGTTCATATGCAACTTGTGTAAGTATGGAAACATAATATTTTCCGCTTGGGGTGACAGAGATTGTCATATTTCTAACATCACCACCTTTGAATGGTCTGTGCTCCACTATCTTAATTCCACCTTTGAACTTTGGTATGTAAATTCTACCATTTTCAACAGAACAATGTTGTGGTATATGGAAACTTCCACCATTCTTCTTTGCCTTAAATCTTGGGAATCTTGCATTACCCCTAAAGAAGTTTGTATATGCAGTTTCAAGATTTCTAAGTGCAAATTGAAGCGTTTGTGAATTGATTTCCTTTAGCCACAAGTATTCTTCTTGTTTTTTTAGTTTGGTAAGTATGCTTGCTTGCACATAGTAATTATCACTTTTACCGCTCTCAGTGTATTGCTGTTTTCTTTCACCAAGAAAGTGATTATAGACAAAGCGAACCGACCCAAAATATTTTGCAAGAATCTGTTCTTGCTCCTCATTTGGGTACATCCTGTATTTATATGTCTTTAAAATCACTTTCATCATTTAAAATATAGTTAAAAACTAATCACTTTTCAATATTAAATATCAAATATTTTACAAAAAGTTACTATTTTTGTAAAAAATATTTTGATTATGGGTTATTTTTCTAAAAATAGGCACAAATTTTACCTAAAATGTCACTTGATATTTGTATGTAAATACAGAAAACAACTACTTGTTTCTGATATTAGAGAATGTGTACTTTCTGCATTCAAAGAAATTGAATCTAAGTGTGATTTTGAAATTGAGATAATGGAAACAGACAAAGACCATATACATCTTCTTATTAACTATCCTCCAAATGTAACTGTCACTTCAATTGTTAGAATATTGAAACAAGTAAGCACAAACAGATTATGGAAAGAGTTTCAACCAACATTAAGAAAACACTTTTGGAAAGAGCATAGTTTTTGGTCTGATGGATATTTTGTGTGTTCCATTGGTGAAGCAAGTCCTGATGCAATCAGAAAGTACATTGAGAATCAAGGTTAATGCAATTCATCCCATTAACTAAAGATTAATGGGTTTTCTTGCATCGGTTTTATAAATAGATTAAATTATTACTCTTTTTTTCTATAATTCTTTTCAAGTCTTTTTGCGATTAGAACATTCTTTAATAACGGTTCACCTTCTGAACCATAGCCAACAACATCACCAGTTATAAGAAACGCCGGCCTGTTGTCATAATGAATAAATCCCTGAAGAACATTCCACCTGCTTTCTGTGAATGGCAATGGCAAACAGATGTGTATCACATCATTCTCGTCAATAATAGCCCTATAACAGCTAACACCCTTTTCCTTACCACTTTCTTCACCGTATGAATATATTGTTGAAAAGCCATCCTCAGGTATTTCGCCAAACCTTATATACAACGGTTTTATGTCTTGTATCTTTACTCTCTTTACCTTATCAATTGGTATTGGTTCATATATCCTTAATTGCCAACAACCTTCTCCGAAACGATTACACCTTGCGCCCTTCTTATATGGGTCATATTCCACCTCCAATAATACATCGCCATAGTTATTAGCCTCTTCTGGATGAACAGCAAGGTATGTACATCTATCCAATTCCTTTATTGGGTTTCCATCACCATCAACAATATACCTTCTGCCAAATAAAATACCTTCTTCTTGGGCTGCCTTCCAATTCTCTTCACTTGTTCCGTGATAAAATATCATTATATTATTTTTTTTTTTCATTGCAAAAGTACTAAAAATATCAAAAATAGAAAAGAAAAATATCAAATTAAGGCATTATTCTGGAAAAATTTTAACTATATGTTGTCTGTTTCATAAATGTTTAGTATCTTTGCACCAGATTTTAAAATTTTTAGAAAAAATATGGAAAAGAAAACAACTAGTTTATACGTGGTTTATCAAAACGTAAGTGGCGTCTTTAATTCTGAGGTTATTGAGATTACTGGAAAGATTAATGTCTTAACAGTAACAAAGGAACTTAGAAAGAAGTTAGATAAATACGACCACGACAATAATGCGATTAACATCATATCATGGCAAGAAGTAGAAGAATTCAGTGCATTTGAAATGAAAGAATATTGGGACAATTATGATGAATGATTTTTTGAATAGTCTAGAAAAAGCAGCAGAGTCATATGCCGATAATGAAGCATCAAAGAGACTTAACCCAAAAGAATGGAATGATTACTTCGTTCAACATTCATTTACCGGTGAAGACATTTATAATGCATTTAAAGCGGGGGCAAAATGGATGAGAGACGAGGTTGCCAGTACCATGCACATTATGGATGAAGAAGACTTTAAAATGGAACATCCAATGACAGAAGATGAAGCGTTTAACATTTTTTAACGTGGATTGTTTTGTAAATTGAGGTATTATATGTAATTTTGCACAAAATATTACGCATAATATAACTTGCAAATGGATTGGAGAGTTACCCAAGTTGGCGAAGGGGAGACACTGCTAACGTCTTAGGCCGGCTAATACCCGACGCGGGGGTTCGAGTCCCTCACTCTCCGCTAAATAATAAAAAGTAATATGAGAAGACAATTCAAATTAAAGGAATATCTTAACAACCCAGATATTAAGGTTGTTGTTGATTATGGTTGGCCAATTGAAATACTATCAACCAAATGTGATGTCAAGAATGATAATGGCCATAAATTTCCGATACTTGCGTTGATACATTCAGAACATGGTGATTTCACACACTTCTATGACAAGGATGGTAAGTATCGTTGTGAAGGTGAATTATACTGTCCAGGGCACGACCTTTGGTTTGACGATGATTATGTTCCACAAAGTAAGGTTGAAGAATTCGTAATAAATAAATTGTCTGGCGTTGAACCAATAGATTATGCTCAGTTTGCAGAAATGGTAAGAGAAATTGCAAAGGATGAAATAATCGATTCTGTTTCCGAAATAGACGTTGATGAACTTATAGACCAAATGCCTATTGAGATTACACCAGAAACAACATTAAGAGAAATCTGTAAAAATGCAATGGGAACTGCACTGATTGTTGCACACGATTTGATAGTAAATGCATAAAGACATATATAGAAAAAAGAACAATATGAAAACATTAGGTGAATTAAGGGTTGGAGACCCAATGTATCTAATTGATTGGGATGGTGGTTTCATTGACGATGTCAATCAATATACCGTTGGTGTCATAGTAGAAATTGCTAGAGGAGAGGTTATCAAATACATTGATGAAAGCGGAAGTCTTCGTGCATTCACATTAGAAAAGGAAAAATATGATATGTTTGAAACCTCTGCATATTATTGTGGGTCCGTTTGTTCTGATAAAGAATTCCTTATGGAATTGTTGAATAAAGATAAAGCAAAGTTTGAAAAAAGACATAACAGCATTCTAAATAAAGTTGATAAAAAAATATGAGTCTGTTTACAAAGAGAAGAAAGGTTGAGAGCGTAAAAAGGGAAAGACGACAAAAACGTCTAAGTGAAGGTTTTGATAAGATAGAAAGGTCCCTCAATAAGATGGTTACTATTATGGAAGACATTTTAAAGGACCACCCCGAATACGAGGAACTGAGTGAGGAAGAGAAAACTAAGATATACATAGAATATTACAAGAAACATGAAAGTTAGAGATTTTATTACAAAATTGCTCCGTTATAATATGGATGCGGAGGTGAAGTTGGACCTGAAATCAAATTGGTACGAACTTGAGGATTTCGAAATGGGTTATGGTGGCCCTGGCTGTGGTGAAGGCTTAAAGCCTGAGGATACCCCGTTTGTAATCATAGAACCGTTAGGACAACCAAAAGAACTTGAAGCATAGTTATGAAACTGATTGAATTGAGAGACATAATTGATACCATCATCAAGGAAAATCCATCTTGGGCTGATTGTGAGAGAATCGGAACTGTAATCAGTAAGGACGAGGATGGCTTCTGTGAAATGGAGCGGATTAAAGATTTTAAGCCAATATGCTGTGATGGACAAGGAATGGTAGCATTTCAAATTGTATTGGAAGACGATTATTATTTTGATTTAGCATGATTACAATAGAAATACCTGAAGTTACATATACTGACAACCCACATGATGGCGGTACGATGCTATCTGATTTGGACAAGTTTTTAATAGGATTCAAGAAGTTGTGTAATATAACAAACATGAATAATGTAACAGTCAATGGCTTCAAAAGTTGCCCAATAATCACAAGACTGAACTTTGACGAAGGTTCATCAGTTGGTATAATGAGATTGTTTGAAGAAATTGGTTTTAAAACTAAAGAATAGATATGACGAAAGAAGAATTGATTAATGTATTCAATTACATTGTCCGTAAATGTGATAAAATCATCAATAACAAAGATTATGAAGCCGATGAATGGACACAGGATAATGTGGAGGATATTGCCGAATTATGCAATCACATATTGGATGGCGACTACGGAGAAATAATTGAAAAATAGTTCAATAATAACCAGATATTGAAAAAATAGATATGACGAAAGAAGAAGCAATAGAGGAATTAGAAAGTCTTTTATATTATTGGACACAAATTAAGTTCTATGATAATAAAAGAGAACAAGAGGCGGTTCAATATGCTATTGATTACTTAAGCGGAAACGAATATTATGGAGAATAAATTAAAAATAATATGAAAGTAATATCAATTGAATATATAGACAGGATTATACCGGATATGTCATGTGGTACAGGCTATTCAGAACCTGATATTTTTGAGGTTACATTTGATGATGGAACAACTGAGAATTTAATGGTTGACATATGGTATCTTCCATTGGAGTTCATAAGAGAGGAATTCATAACCTCTTGGGGAAAAAAATTTGAGTTTGATGTTGATAATCTTGAAGAAGCATTTGAAATGTATGTTGACGAGATTGCAGAAACATCATGCCCATACACTAAAGAAGAAATACTAAGGAAACAGAAAGGAGAATAGACTATGATGACACACGGAGAAGAAATTCCTTACACACAAGAGGAAATAAAAGCAATGGTTAAGACCATAGAGCAACTGAGAAAGGAGAAGAAAGAGTTGTTTGACAAGGCTTGTGATGCTTATTGTGAGGTATGTGGACATTTCCCACATACAGTACCGACACATATTTGCAGAAAAGCGTGTGATTATTATAGTAGTTTTCGTAAAGCAATGAAGGAATAAGTTATGACACGAAAAGAAGAAAGGGAACAAGCATCTTTTGAATATCATTCTAAACCATATTTGGGAGCAATTAAGGATGATTTTGTAAATGGTGCTGAATGGGCTGATGAAACAATGATTGAAAAGGTTTGTGATTGGCTTGAAGATAATATATATGATTATCTCTATATTAATCGAGATTTCAATGAAGCAGACTATAAAAAGGATTTAATAGAAGATTTAAAAAAATCAATGAAAAATTAACATAGTTATTATGAGTACAAATTTTAAAAGATTTCTGCCAATAATTTTTATGGCATTATTATTTATCCTTCAAACAGCAAATTTAATTTGGTGTCTTACCGAACCTACTATTGGCGAAGTAGCTACAGTAATTGCAGCATTTTGTGACGGTTTTCTTTTGGGTTTGTTATTTTGTTCAATTACAGAACTATGATATTAGAAAATAAGAAGATATGACAAAAGAACAAATAGAAAAAAGGGCACTGGAATTGTATCCAATTAAGCCATACCCTGTCCAATGTAAGGATTTTAATAGGGTTGTAACAGTTGACATCAACGAGACACTGAGAAATGCATACATGACTGGATATAATGAAGCATTAGAACATGCCGCAAAAACACTAGCCAAGGAAGCCAGGAAAAGAATATTAGATTCTTTACCAAAGTGGAAAAGGGCTGAATTGGATATCTATAACGACTCTTTGGATTATGTAATTCAAGTCACACACGACGGCGGTGATTATTCAGATTGGGAAGAGTGTATTGTGACAAACAGAGTGAAGAAAGATGAATACTATATAGATATAAGTGATTTGGCGGAATTAGGAAGAGAGGAGGAAAAACAAGATGAAAGAAAGTACATTGAAATTAATTCTAAAGAAGGTTTGGTACAGGCTAATTGAATCAGGAGAGAAGGAAGAGGAATACAGAGAAATAACACCATATTATCTTAATAGGCTTCTTACTGATGCTTGGGGACATAAGATTGACGAGAAATTCGTTATGGATGAACATTTCCTAAAGAAGTTAAAGGTGAGTCTTGATAATCTCGCAAATGGTGATGATTGCTCCTGGTTGCAATATAAACACGATGCGGTTACTTTCTATCTTGGTTATTCATCAAACAGAGAAAGCATGACAAGGATGATTGAAAGTATTACCATTGGAGAAGGTAAAGAGGAATGGGGTGCCGAGAAGGGAAAGGAGTATTTTGTAATAAAACTGAAAAAAATTGGTTAAAAATTTGGTCAATTCAGAAAATTATTGTACCTTTGCAGCAGAAAACAAAAAAGAAATGAAATAAACTTGAACAATAATGTCACAAAGAAAAGAACTTTTAAAGGCATACAATGAGACTTGCGAGGCTGCAAGTAAGTTAACTGCCGCATTAGAATCACTCAGCCAAATTGCGACAGACATATATGGAGAAGAACTTACTGCTGACATATGTGGCGGCTATGAGGTTGAATTTAGGCGTAATTGTGAGCGTGGCTGGTCTGACGACTTTGACTGTATACGCCTTGAATATTTGCTGAATATTCTAAAGGATTAGAAGGTACAAAAAAAAAATAAATGATAATAATATGGAAAGAAGAAACTTTTTGAAAAGAATTGGTCTTGGCGCGTTGTTTGCTACAGCACCATCCATTGTTAAATCTAATGACAATGGTAAAAAGCCTAAGACGTATAGTTTTGACGAGATTTTTTATAGACCATTTGACGGTAACACAGATTTGATATATGTTAAGAACGACAGTTTTCTTGCAAGAAAAATATATTCCATTGAGTCCGGTGTGGACGAGAATTTTAATTCAGAGTTTTCCGTTGGTACATATTATCCTGTAAGGGATGTGCTAATTGAATATAAGGATGAGTATGTTGAGGGTGATTTTAATGGTCTCATATCATATCTTAAAAACAGAAGTAACTTCACAAAACTAATACCATTTGTGAGTGACAGGGTTGGTAAAAGCCCAATGAGATTCATACTGAATAAGAACGGATATATGCAGACAGAATTCCTAAGTCATTTGGTTTATTAAACATAAAACTAAAAAAAAAATAATATGAAACAGGAAATAATTGATTACTTAGATTCATTGAGCAAGGATGACTGTCTTGCGATTATCAAGTATGGTCTTAGGGGTTCCAATGCACCAGAAGATGTAAATGTTGAAGATATTTGGGAAGTGATTGGATGTTTATATATGAGTGATATAGTATGACACAAGAAGAAAAAGAACTATTACTGAAGTACCTTTGTATGGCATTGACTCATGATGTAATTTGTTACTATGATACCAGTGACAAATCTGAAACAATGTTGGGAAGACTTAGTCCAAATACTTTAGAATCATTTATTAGCAATAAACCATTAAATGGTGAAGAAAATCAATGTAAAATATATGATTATAGCGTGACATCAATCAAACCTTATCTTCGTACAATGTCTTCAATGACAAATGTAGAAATAGAAGAATGTGGCTTAATGTTGTGTGGTGAATTATCAACCAAACCAATTGATTGGCTTCTTAGAAAGCATTTTGATTTTATGGGTTTAATTCCAAAAGGCGTTGCTATTGAAGTAACTGAAAGTAATAATCCTTATAAAGAATAAAATTATGACACAAGAAGAATTAATTAAAAGGTTTCCTTTTTTGGGGAAATGTGGCGAATGTACTATTTGCACTTATGTTGATAGTTGTGATAAAATACTTCCTATGTTTACGAAGCCAAATAAATGTGGTGGACCATTTTATAAAAAAGAACAATTATGAAACAAGAAGATAAAGAGCTTTCATTTATAGACATTAGTGGGAGATTACATTATGGTGTTATAGTCAATTATAAAGAAAATGAGTATGACCACCGTAAATGGGAAATTACTAGTCTGCACACTCTTAGTTATAGCAAAAGTGGTAATCTAATAGATACGGATTATGATGGTTGGATTAGTTATGAAGAATATGAAGGGTGTGGTATGTCAACCGGTTCAACACCTTTTCGTTTTGGGGAAGTGCTTCCATATCTCCGCCCAATGTCAAGTATGACAGAGGAAGAAAAAGAAGAGTTACTTATTTATGTTCTTGGTAATAAAAAAGACTGTGAACTATTCTTAATAAATGATGAAGGGGGTATAGAAAGTGTAAATCATAATGTATTTCAATGGATAAATTTTTGTAAAGATACTACGTCACAATACATAGACTGGCTCAACGCTCATCATTTTGATTTTAGAGGTTTAATTGAGAAAGGTTTGGCTATTGAAGTAACAAAAGAAAATAACCCTTATGAAAGAATTGATTAGAAAACTTGGTGAGTATATTAATAATCATCAAACTACTGGAATTGAAGAAAACATTTATTATCTACTTTGTGAAATAGTTTATGGAAAATAAAATTTGCACTTCATTTGAACAATCCAAGAAACTCATAGAGTTAGGGATTGATATTAATACTGCTGATATGAGATATGGCTATATAGCACCTTATGAATACTCTGATAGAATGTTTGAAGGTGGGTATGATGAAGTTCCATATCCAAAAGATTTCTTAATGAAAAATCCTAACTTTTCTGAAAATGATTATGATGGTGAATTTCCAGCTTGGAGTCTTTCTGCTTTGTTGAAATTGATAAAAAGTGAGTTTTATGGGGAAAATATCTATGGTGATACCATAACATACAAGGTTGATTTCCGCAAATACAAATTCACAGATGATGTTGACTTGTATCAAATTGCATATGGCAACATAAAATTTGACGTAGATGGTCAGCATTCATTTAAGGATATGGTTAATACTGGTCAGAAAGAAGACCCGATTGATGCAGCATTTGAAATGGTAGTATGGTTAAAAGAAAACGGAAAAATATAAGAAAAGAAAGAACCAATCCACAATCTGAATGGATGGCAAAGAAATGTCCATATTTTGATGGAATTAATCAATATGAAAAGCCTGTGACAGAATGTATAATGATTATGAAGGATGCTCTTTTATAGAAGATGAAGATGCTATGGCAGGATTTGAAGATATTATCAACGATTATTACGAAGATAAAAGTTTTATGTAAGTATGGCACTCTCTAAAAAAGAAAAAGAATATCTAGATAAGTTAAATGATGAATTATTCTTAGCATTAATATATAGTGTATATAGTGCTAAAGTACCTATCATTGAAAAATGTACTAAAGAAGAATATGATTCTCATCATAAAGAAAATGCAACTTTTGAAGAAATGGTTGAATATTTATTATCTGATGTTCGTTATAGAAGAATACCATATTGGAATAATGGTGGAGGAATCTTAGACCAAATCTCTGGAAAAGAACCTGATGGTTATAGATATGAAAAAATTATTGGATATAAAGATATCTTAATGATGGGTTCTGATATGATAGAATATTGCCAAACTAGAGAATGTATGAAAGATTATTTTAAAGTATAAAACAATATGAAAAATTATTATTTATATCTTTATAAAACTAAAGAAGGAAAGATAGAAATAAATGCATGTGATGGCGTTTTTAGTTCTTTTGCTACTTTTAAAGATAAAGAAGAATTAGATGCATATTGTGATGAAAAAGTAAACTTGTGGTTAAAAAGTAATTGGGGTAATTTTGATGGTTGGAGTTTAAAAGATAGAAATCTTATAGCAAACAAATGGCTTGCTGTTAAAAGTATACAATTTGGCGAATATAAGTTTTATTTTAACTTAGAAAATCTTGAAGATTTATTTCGAAAAGAAGTTAAAGAATTAGCTAAAAATATGGGAATATCTTATAAACTTGAAATAAAAAATTAACTAAACTAGGACAGTTATGACAAGAGAGGAGTAATAAGATGATATACTATATAGGCTTATACAATGATGGACTACATAAGTATAGAGTGTGGAAAATACCATACACTGATACTTCAAGTGGTGATTTTAAAGTGGTTTTTGAAAAAGTAGTTTAATATTATGACACGAAAAGAATAATACTAACGAAATTGGAAATTGGGTAGTTACAACAAGAGTTCATGAATCATTGGCTGGTAAGTTTACAACAGGAAGTAGAGTAAAAATCACAGATATAGGTGAAAGAGGATATAGTATAGAAGATGAAGAAGGAAATAGAGTAGTCGAAATTGGATGGACAATTTAAATTAAAAAATAAGTTATGGAAGCAAAAGATTTACAAATTGGAGATTGGGTGTATAATCACAGAAAGTGGGAATGCCCTATTCTTTCTATTAGAAGAGACTATGATAGTGAGCAATATTATGTCATGGTTATAGCAAGACATTATGGCGAAGAAGAATTTAGAGTTGAAGATTTAAGTCCTATTCCACTCACCCCTGAGATATTGGAGAAGAATGGGTTTATTAAAGAAAATAGACGTTGGACATTAAACGATAAATATACAGGAGATGAAATAATAGCTTTATTTGAAGTTGCGAAAGGTTTTGCTATGCTTACATCAGGTTTGGCTATTGGATTTCAGGAAGTTCATAAACTTCAACATTTACTTAAACTTTATGGAATTGATAAAGAAATAGTATTATAAGAAAAGAGAATAATATGAGTAACAATGTTTTAAAAGCAATGTGTGATGAAATATTGCATGAAATCGAAGATTGCGCCAATATGCTTGAATTGGCTATTTGTGATGAAAGACCTCGTATTAACGAAGAATGGGAAAAAAAGATAATTGAAACGTATAAAATAATCTGTGAATAATATGGACTACGAAGAAAAGTACAATAAACTTGTAGAAGCTGTCAGAGTACTACAAGAAACAAACCATTCGGATGAAGGTATACAAAATTGGGTAAATGATAATGTTCCAGAACTTGCAGAGAGTGAGGATGAGAAGATAAGAAAGTCACTACTATTATATTTGCATGGCCTTGGAGAATTTGAATATCCTGATAAGAAAACCTATAACGATTGGCTTTCTTGGCTTGAAAAGCAGAAAAAAGAAGAAAACAAAAACTGTGATGAAGAGTGTAAGAACGCATATAATGCGGGTTATCTTGATGGTCTTTCATCTTACCAGAAGGGTTATCTTGATGGTCTTTCATCTTACCAGAATGAGTTGGATTATGCTTACAAGTGTGCTGACGAAGTTCAATATAGGAGGGGTTATGAAGATGGCGTTGCTTCCGTTTTGAAAACAACCACCGCCAGGAAGTTCAAGGTCGGTGACAAGATACGTAGTAAGAACGGGTGTTATCATGACGAAGTTGTCGAGGTACGCGAGGATGGTGCGTATAAACTGAGAGACCTTGGTGAATTATACTTACCTGAGAAAGAGTGGGAACTTGATAATTGGAGACCAAGTGGTAAACAGATGGCAGCATTTGAGGTTATGCTCAACAGTGAGAAGAAGCACAACTGGTTCTGTGATGATGTAAGACTATTGATGCAGTCACTTTATGATGACTTAAAATTAGTCAACTACCCACAAACTAAAGATTTGTGGGCTTGCCACTAACCGAGTGCGGTTGTGACGATTGGGTGGTTGACGTCACCCTGCCCACCAGGAACAACAATCCTCCGTCAATCGGAAGACAATTCGAGGTGGGGTGGTTTGCACGAAGTGCAATATTCAACGCCGCGTTCCAATCTGCGTCGAGAACAACACCGTCAGAACAGTAGTATCTACAACCATGACGTTCACCGTCACGTTTGCCACTCCTGCTATCGGTCTGACTCGTCCACGTCGGAGAAACTGTTTGCACGGATTTGCCAATACGTGCTGCCTTCTGCGACAAGCGTTCTTTGAATTTATAAAAAGGTACCTGAGACAACGCATTGTTGTGTCTCTTGCGTTTGAAACCTTCATTTGTCTTTGACGTGTTCGTCTTTATCTTGGACAAGTCCTCCAAAACAAACACTCCAGCGTCACTGGACTTAATAAGGGCGTTCGTTGACCTCTCAATCATGTCCTTGGACATGTTACGTTCTCTTGTATTAACCTTGACAAGATGGCGCTTCGATGACTTTGTTCCCCTTGACTGGAGACAACGTTTAAGGTAACGAATCTTCCTGCGTTCACGCAAATATTCCTTATCCTTAAAAGACTTACCCTCTGAAGTGACAAACAGTCTTTTCATTCCAAGGTCAACGCCAACAGACGTGTCGTTAATGCAAGGCTTATCCATTACCTCGAATGGTATGGAAAGGTAAAGTTCACCATTGCGCAAAAACAGGGTTGGGTCTTTCGGGATGTAAGTGCTGAACAATTCGGAAAGTCTTTCGTAAGTGACGAACTCATAAACACCCCTTTTACCCTTCTCACCATCAGTGAGGCATATGGATGATGTGGTGAGTTTATTGTACAGGCGTTTGTCCAGTGTCATGGACAATCCACTTTTCTTAGGGATGTCTCCGTGGTGTTTGTTGTTCTTTCGTGACTTGTATGCTGAACATACCTCGCACTGAACACGGATTACCTGTTGTGAAGAAAGCAGCGGGAACTGCTGTCTTAGTTTATCGTAACATGTGTTATGTATAACCACTCTGGAGTAAGACAGTTTTTCCGCATCAACGATTGTCGAGCAAAGGTTATATGCCTGTCTTGCTTGCGCAAGCAGGTTTTTCCAATGCATCAACTGTTCGTTGTTTGCTTTGAGTTTCACGTTATAGGACAGTATTGCCATGAGTACCTTTCACTAAGTGATTACATATATAAATATATAATAAAAGTAAAAAAAATAAACAAATTATAAAAAAAAATATAAAATTATTTTGTTATTAAAAAAAATTATAGTACTTTTGCATTGCAATTCCTCCCACGAACTAAAGATTCGTGGGTTTCCTTGCAAAGTTTATGATAACATAAATAAATTAAAAATAATATGAAATAATATGGGAAAGATTGATTTGGATAGACTTATCCTTTGTTTAAGAAAGTCGTGCGAAGGTGTTTCAGGGAGAAATGTCGCAATGCTGAGAGATGGCATTGACAAGCTTCTTTTCGACCAGGCACTTGAATATAAAGATGGGGAGATTGTCTCCATTTTTGAACCAACAAATTTTGGTAACTCACGCTCTACAGAGGAATATGTGAAAGAAGAATGTGATAATGTCAATGAACATTCATGTTTCAAAGTTGGAGATTATGTGGTTTATGAAGGAAATACATACTTTGTATACGACAAGTATTACGAATTTGAAAACTACGAGTGTCTATATTACATTATCATTGACAATGATGGTAATGAGATATGTGTCGACATTGAAGAGTTGGACAAGAATGGTGAACGATGGACAATTAAAAGTGCAAATGATGGTGACTACGTCTACATCAAGGGAACCAGTGGTGATGAGTGGATTGTTGTGATTAAAAACGTGGGTGATAAGGTCAATTGCCATTTCATATACGAAATCGAGGATGATAGGGTGTATGACGGTGAATCGTGGGGTTCCGTCAGTGAAATTGAGATAGCAAGACCGGCTTCCACCAATGATATAAAACTCCTGGATAGCAAGATGGAAGAAACATGCCAAGGTCAAGTTTTTGACGTAAAAAACAAGACAAATTACGAAGACACAACTGAAGAACCTACGGAAAATGAGTTTGACAGGATTGTGGGTTATATGGTTCGTGATTTGGCTGAGAATGCTGACTGCGGGTGGCTTGGTGGAGAGTATAGGTCCACACAGTATTTCGTTGACAGGTATAAGGAGAAACTACGTAATGCAATTTTAAACGAAAATAAGGAGAAATAGTTATGTTAAACATTTTTTTAGGAATAATGTTACTCTATATTCCGTTCAGTGCAAGTTTCTGTTGGGCATATTTGAGTAAGAAGTGTGAGAGTGAGAACTTCTTTGTAAAGGTTTTCTATTATCTAATATCGATTATTACCGGTTGGGCTGTTTTACCAACCATTCTTGGTGAATATCTAGCAAAAAAAGAAGAAAGAGAACTATGAACAAGATTGAGTATCACATTGGTCTCTTGAAGAGAATGGCTGCGGGAACCATCAATGGTAAACCATACGTCATGCTTGATGATGTCGAGTATATCATCAGAAATAGTGGCTTATTTGGGGAAAATGATGAGGAAAGTGAAAAAAAATGACTGAAAAATTTGGTTATTTCAAAGTTTTTTCGTAATTTTGCACCGTGAAACCAAAAAAAGATAAGAAATGAAAAAGGAAATTAAAATTGTCGGTAAGAATTATCCCAAGATTGGTGATACATTCTATTGGAAAGACCTTGATGGTGAGATTCATGAGGATGTCTGTCAACACATAGAAGAAGAGGATAATCCTGATATTGATACCATGTACTATACTCACTATAACAATGGAAGTGGGTCATTTATAGTTGAGGAGGACATTCTTAACCCGCTTGATATGGAGGTTGAAGTCTTCAAGAAGAAGATGTTGAAGGAGACCATAAAGAGGATTGCGGGTAATTTTAATGACGATGTCTTTCGTAATGCCATTTTACCCACACTGAAGAGATTTATGGATGAGGATAAGGCTTACCTGATGCTTGATGTTCTTTCAGACCCTGACGAATACGAGATTTAAACCATTAAATAATTTGAAAATATGATTGACGGAATTTTTGCAATATTTTGTGTCCTTATCGGAGCTTTTTTTACTTTTCTTTTCTCAAGAGAGAACACTAACTGTAATGGCACCTACATAAAGGAAGGTCGTGACAGTGTTGAAACACCAGTATTTGAGGTTTGTAAGATTGAGAAGAGAATTAACAGCAAGTATGAGGACGTTGCCAGGTATTATATCAAGTCTTATTATCTTATAGAGCGTGGCAAGCTTGAATGTAAGGAATTGACGTTCTATGACGAGATTGGTAAATATCAAATCGGAGACGAGTTAGAACTCATAGGTAGTAAGTTTTTAAAAAACAAACTATAACATAAGAAAAAAGGTGGTCATCAATTAACGATAGCCACCTTATTTTTTTTTTACTCCACTTCTTCAACTGTCCAACCCACTGGAATTCCGTTCCACCCAGTTGGCCATTCAACACCAGCTTTCTTAACAAATGTTCCGGTTGGCGAGACATTACCAACCCAAGATAGGAATGGGTTACTAGATAGTGATTGCCCCAAATCTTCAACAAGACACTTAATATAGGTTAGATTAGAACAACTACCAAACATGGTTCTATAACAAGCATCAACTAATGTCATTGCCGGCAATTCTGGCGCTCTTGTTAAAGATGTACATTTTTCAAACATGTGGGCGTAACACCACTCCGCCAATGTTGTTGATGGCAATTCTGGAGCTACCGTGAGTGATGTACAACCACTGAACATATAAACATAACACCCAACACTTAGTTTTTCACAATTTAACCTCTTTGCCTTTGTTAGTGAAGTGCAACCACGAAACATATATCGGTAGCACTCTTGGTCCATTTCAGTTGCTGGGAATTCAGGAGTTTCTATCAACGATGTACATTCTTGGAACATTCCACAATACCCACTAATTGGTACGCTTTTTGCCGGCAATTTTGGTGGTTTTACTAATGAATTACATGCGCGAAATATCATTTGATAGCACGCCCTTGCTAAGTCTGTCGCCGGAAGTTCCGGAGCCTTTGTCAATGACCCACAACCAGAAAACATAAGAACATATGAACCAAATGGTAGTCTTTTTGCTGGTAATTGTGGTGCTTCTGTCAATGATGTGCACCCAGAGAACATTGCCTGATAGCATAACTCATCCAACTCAAGTGCTGGTAGTTTTGGCGCTTTTTTGAGTGAAGGACAAATACAGAACATGTCTTGATAACACCGTGCAGCCATTTCTGTGGCTGGCAATTGTGGTGTTGAAACCAATGATGTGCATCCGCTAAACATATATTCATAACACCTTAACGTTAATGTTGTTGCTGGCAATATTAAGTCAGACGCATTAACAATGTCAGTTCCAGCAAACATTGCGTCAAACTGACAATCATGTAATAATTCATGTTTGTTTGAGAAATCATCCTCATAGCATAATGACATTATATTTCCATAAACATCAACCTTGCAATCGCTTCCAAAGTGGCACTTTGAAACTGTGGTTCCACTTATATCACCAAATGATTGTGCAACCCCCTTGAATAACACCTTATCACCAGCACTGACATTTATTGTAAGCATATCACCTTCAAGGCCTTTTTTGCCAAACAAGCCTCTCCAATCCACAATGTCCTGTTCAACATCATCAATGATTTCATTACCAAGTTCATCATCAGATTCATAATAATACTCTTGTGTGTCCTCTCCACCATCAACAATCTTTGGGGAATAACCACCGTTCTTACCACCCTTAACTATTACAGTAGCTTCTTGCAAAAACTTGTATGGATTTTCTTGTGTCACCCAACTTTCTCCACCATCGGTAGAATAGCTTATTGAGTTTAATAAATTATATTTTATTTTGCTATTAAACACAAAGAATATATTGCCATCTTCCAATGCTTCTATTGTAAGATAATCCTTACTATAATCGTGTGGAGGAACTGGAATTGGTTTCATTAACAATGGAGATTGAATCAAATCACCTGTGCTTTGTCCAGCTTCACTAAAGAATGCTTGCAATTCTGTTCTTTTTTGTGATATTGTCTTTGAAGGTGCAAATTTAATACCCCTTAATTCAGCAGTTGTGATAAATGATTCTGGTCTTTCATAGCCATATGAATCATAACATTTGTCTAACATATACAATATTTTTACAATAAATATCAAAATATTACTATTTTGTGTCGTATTTCAATTCTTTTTAGTATCTTTGCAACGAATTTCAAATGATATGTGGTTATTAACATTTTTTAACTACATTTATTTTGATAATATTATAAAAAGTTATAATTTTGCGTTGAGAAACTAACAAAAAAAGAAAATAATATGGATAAAATGCTGTTGTATGTAGCCATTGCGCTATTTGGGTGTTCAATCATTTCTTGGTTTACATCAATGTACCTTGAAAAGAAGTTAAAGTACACATTATCAATTATAATGTTGTGGATTCAAATATTATGCATGATATTTGCCATTGCATCATTATTCATTTATAAAAACTTCTGACATGTTTATATTTGCATTTTTAGGCTCGATGTTCGGTTTGTCGGCAATTTGCGCTGACATATATTCTGGATACGCAGAAACGAATAATATGTATGAGCAATTAAAAATATCACTATGTGTTGAGTACATTAGCGTTATTGCCATGTTATTTTTTTCTGTTTTGTATGTAACGATTGGGATTAAATAAAAAGAAACATTAAATGGGAACAAATTTTTATGCAAGGGTAATACCCAAAGAACCAGTTAAGAAGAAACTTCACGAATTGATTGATTCAGATGATTTCGTTGGTATTAGGGAGGAAATCGAAGCAAATTATGCGTCATTCAGGCCACATACTATGACTGATGAGCCAATTGGCCAAATACATCTTGGAAAACGCTCTGCCGGATGGAAATTCCTGTGGAACCCAAACATATATATTATAAGGAATGGCCACATGGAGTGGGAGGATGTGGAAAAGGGGTTCAGGCGTGGGCATTTTGTTGATGAACCAGACACCGCATACTATACATACCCTTTGACAAAAGAGGGAATAAAGGCTTTCATTGACAGGGAAGACATTGTGGTGTATGATGAATACGGCACTAAACTTGACAAGGATGAGTTTTTTGAAGAGGCTGTCAATTGGACAACATGGAAAGACTTTAATACAGGAGAGGTTAGGGAAGCCTGGGACTCAAAATCGTATAGTGAATACGAGAAGAAGAATAATCCAAACTATAAAGTATATGGCTGCTCTGGAGAATATGTGGATATGCTCAAGAGAGAGGGCTTTGAGTTAATGGAAGATTGTACAGATTTTTATTCTGACGGACTTAGATTTGCAACAACAACTGAATTTTGTTAGATATGAGGGCGAATAAAACACAAGAATGGCTATGTGATGCCATAAAAGAGAACGTAGACTGGTGGAAGTCAAGCAATGACATAACATCACCAACGCATATGTGTGACATGGAAGAAAGCCTTTTCTCAAGGCTTGAAAACGTGTTAACTGATGATGAGCGAGAGGAATTGAACGAAAAGCTACAAGACTTATATTGGTTTATAAGAAAATATGATAACAACAATAATGAATATTATTAAAAGATTTTTGTGGGTTTTGTTATATATCCCAATTTGGATAATATTTCCTATTATTTCGATTATATTAATATTAATATGCCCAATAATAAGAATGATATATTACATCTGTAGCGGAGAGTGGATAAACATATCAACAATAATTATTATCTATTTCTTCTATGCAGAGGAAATTATTGACATGTTAAAACCAAAAAAATATAAATAATTATGCCAAGTGGATTAACTTACAAAATTAGCAACGGCGAAGATATGTCGTTGAGGGGATTTGCCCTTGCGTGTGTCACACAATTGGGAGCGGGTTATATGGCAACGGAACAGGCTTCAAAGCCAATGCCACTCGATAATGCCCCTGTGCGCAAACCCAGTGATTGCTATGAAAATATGTTGAGGGATTGTGAGGAAAAACTAAAGAAGTGGCTGAACCTCAAGGACAACCTCAATGAAGCTGTAATTATTCAAGATTCGGAAATTGAGGGGCATATTAAGGCCAACGAGGACTATGCCGATAGTCAACGTGAAATTGAAAAACGCTATCTCGATATGAAACGCAGGGTCGAAGAATGGGATGTCCCTGATGAATATAACAGTCTTAAGGAACTTATGCTTAAGCAACTCGATGACAGTATAAAGTTCGATTGCAGTTACAAGGAACCATTATATCACGTTGAACGTATTCCCGTTGAAGAATTTGTACAATCACATATAGACCATGAAATTGAGAATTACGAATACTATAAGAAAGAACTGGATATGGAGAAGAAGCGTGTCGAAGAGTGTAATGCATACATAAAGGGACTATATGATGAACTCGATAAGGTTGAACCATTAAATAAGAATTAAAATGGAAAAGATAACGATTATTGGAGATAAGGAATACGACGAATGGGTTCCAGTGAATAGTATTGATTATGACGCTGAAATAACGGATAACATCCAGATGATTTACTGTGACACGAGGGACTTTGCGATTGGGTTTAATGATGAAGCACCGAAGATTCACAAGAATCCTGATTGTGGTTATGAATATAATCAGAACAAAGGCCTCTCTAAATTATACAATCTCCTTGGGAAGACAAACAGGGAGAAGTACGCCATTGGCAAGAAGGACATCATTAAGTGGCTTGATGAACTTTGCAAGGCTTCTGGTGGTTACGAAAATGATTGGAGATTTCTTACAGCCAATGTAAAGAACTGTAAAAATTGGGAAATTAAGTACATCAGATTTGTGAGGAATAACAACAACCCCGATGAATTCATCGTCTGCAATAACTACCTATTCCCGATTGAATACAGGGAGATTATTTCAAATCTTGATAAGGAAAATTTATGCGTTGAATAATAGAATTATGTTAAAAGAAGAGTTAATGATAGGTGATTTGGTCTATAGACCGGATTGCTATGACACTGTTAAAGAAATACGAGAAAACGGAATTATTGGTGCTGACTCTTTTAGAGGTATTATTGGATTTAACGAATTGAAACCAATTCCTCTCACACCTGAAATATTTGAGAAGAACGGTTGGAAGTGGGATGGAATGTATGCGACAAAAAAGCATGACAACACTATGTATTTCACTTATTATCTTCATGAGGGAATATTGAGGGACTTTTACGACCACAAATCTGGTGAACAAGAATTGATATTCCTTTCACGTCCTGGAATGAGATATGTGCATGACCTACAACATGCGTTAAAGTTATGTGGAATCTATGAAAATTTTGAGTTATGAACGTGAATGAATTAATGATAGGTGACTTTGTTTATCTCCTTAAAAACAAGTCTGAAATTAATGGGTTTTATGTTATTGACCAATGCCCAAGAAAGGTCACATCTGTAAGGAGTGGCGGTGATGTTGATTACATACAGACGGATGATTGTGATGTATTCTATGTAAGTGATTGTTACAGACCGATACCAATAACGCCTGAGATATTGGAGAAGAATGGGTTTGTTTATGATTCGGAAGACAAACTATTTAAAGACATCTATCCAAGAATAAGTATGGTTTATGCTCAATATAGACTTGTTGAGAATGGCTACATAAATTATGGTGAAATGTCTGAAATTAAATATGTTCACGAACTCCAACACGCACTAAAACTTTGTGGAATTGATAAAGAGATAGTATTATGATAAATACAATCAAACAAGTAAGGGTCACTCTTGAAGAAATTGCAGATATTTACAATGAATTTGTGACAGAAGTGCATGAAACTTTCCGTATGGTTTCTGATGCAGAACATACATGTGAAGTACAACAGAGAGGGATAGGCATTAACTTTGATTTCAGAGAAGAGATACACAGGTCTGACGACGAGATAACATACTTTCTCAAGGATGACAAACTTATAGCATTTTTTATCATACGAAGAACAGAGTTCAACAATGCAGAGATAACAATGGTAACAACAGAGGAAAGGAAGTTTAATTTTAAAAAGGAAAAATAATTATGAAACACTACACAACAATAGAACAAAGTAAAAAACTTTTGGAACTTGGATTAAATCCTAAGAGTGCAGATATGACATGGCAAATAGATAGTGATAATATATGGTATCCTATTGTTGGTTTAGATGTGTCAATAGAATATAAATTGTTTAGTTTTAGATACGAATATTCCGTTCCTTGTTGGTCAGTTGGGGCACTGGAAAATCTTATATGGAAAAGTAGTGACGGATGTGTTGATTTGGTTTGCAATGAATTTGGATATTTTATAAGATATGGTAGTTCAAAATGTCATAATGCGACAGGTTTCAATAATACTATTATTGACGCTTGTTTTGAAATGGTATGTTGGCTACTTGAGAATGATTATATAAAGAAAGGAGAATGATATGGAAAACACAAAAAAACGTGAGGTTTCAAAAAACGATTTCCTTGAATCACTTAATTTCTGTAGAAACGCAGAACCATACTACATGGAAGAAATAATGGAGGGCGCTCCTAATGAACCTTGTGCTGTTGCTATGTACACAATACGGGGAAACACATTATTGGGAGAATATGATGGGCATAAATTTTATATGTACATGACAGTTGCGGGTAAATTTGAAAGAGGTATGATGATAAATGATGTAATATATTATGTCAAACTTGGTGATAACAACAAAGTAAAGAAAGGAGAATAATATGGCAAAATACACAAAAGAAAATAGAAAAGACCAAATAAAACATATGAAACCATATATGGGATATAAAGACGAAACAAAGGATTTACGATTATGTTGTGAAAGATGTGAAAAGTACATGGGAGATGAACACGATTTTGGCGAATGTGAGAATTGTCCGATACTTGAATTGTGGTATGAGGTTAAGTGGTGGAGAAATAGGGGCAGTTGGGAAGGATGTCACGACATGAATTATTAACACAATTGTTATACCTTACGGAATCGAATTAAAATAAACCAAAAATAATGCAATTTATAAATTTAACAAATCAAATTTCAAATAAACTATGGGAGCAAATACAATGACACCAACCTTCCAATATGTAGAAGGTGAGATATGGAACGGGATTTACGAAGAACTGCAACTCTTGTCTAAAGAACTTGAAAATGAGGTTCTCAGTGTCTTCAATTGCGGAGGCACAGAATTGACTGTGGATGATATGATGTACCTAAAAGGTCTCAAGAAGTGTATAGCAATCGTTAAGAGAAACAGCGATATCGCATACTCACGTTGTAAACTGTATGAATTGGGAAAAGAGAAGGAAGATGTCTTCGAATATCTGGTCAAATATAAGAGCAAGGAGGAAACAGACAAACCAGTTCAATGGATAGAACCACCTATGCCAACAGAAGATGACTATCTTTCAATGTTTGATAGAAGTTGTGAAGAAGACGATAATACAGAGCTGGTCAATAGAGTTTTCAATACCATCAAAAATAAAGAGGCAGGAAAAGATTAATAAGATTGAAAAATGAAAGCAGTATTACATTTCAACAAGAAAGATAACGGTAAGATAAAAAGAACCATCAAGGTCTTTGATGCCTCTGAGATTGAGGGCATATATCCATCAACACACAGTACAGTAAATGTTATGTTCACTGATGATGAGTTTCTAAGTGGTGTTGATTGCACACATGTGGTATTCTTTGAGGATAACGTTGACATAACTAACTATAAAAAATATATAGAAGGAGAATGATACACTACATTAAACCTGAGATAACCGTAATAAACATATCCGAAGAAAGTATGATATCTTATTCCGGATATAAGGTTAGACCTTGCAATGAGTTGTGTAGGTATTGGCATATATGCAGAGACCGTGAATATGATAAAGAGTGTCCTGATAAGGAATATAAACCTTAAAATATGAAGTGGATTATTTTTGGTGTTATTTTTCTCATTGTGGCATGTGTTGCCGTTGAGATATTTGTTTTACAGTGGTTATGGAATTGGCTTGTTCCACTATTTTGGGCATCAGCACCAATCCTGACATTTTGGCAGGCATTCGGTATCTTAGCCTTACTGAACATAATTGGTGGGGTATTGTTTAAATCAAGTAAATAAAATAAATGGTATGAAGAAGATTTTTATCCTATTGAGTTTATGCATTGCGTTTCTCGCATCATGCAAATGCGAACATCGTGGTGACTGTAATGAGGTTGTCGATGCTAAACAGGACGATATGGATTATATCACTATTCGTCAATATATGTACGATTATAACTACTATAAGATAGTTCTTGAAGGCCATGATTACTATTTCAGGTGTTGGGCCACAAGAAGTGGTTATGGTTCTGATTTAGTGCATAACCCAAACTGCAAGGCCTGTAAAGACTGAGACTTTAACATTTTTTAACAGTAATTATTTGGCTATATCAAGAAATTATTGTAAATTTGCACCATCAAATTAAAAATATGTATACGATGGTAAAAGGATAATTATGACATAGGTTTAACAATAAATAGAAATTATATGGCATCTTATAAACAATTTTACAAAGCCGAGGAATTGGTCGCAAAATACTTTGAAGGCAAGGTAGATAAAGGTGGAAATGACTATAAATACCACCTCTACGATGTTGCAAACAGGGTTGAAAAAGCATATTCTTTTGGCGTAGACAGAGAAAAGTGTATGATTGTCGGGTTACTTCATGATATTCTGGAGGATACTGACTGTACCGTAGAAATACTAAAGGAAAATGGTTTCGACGATGAAATTATTGATGCCATTGTTGCCATTACCAGGAGAAAAGACGAACATTCCTATTTTGATTTCATTAAGAGAGTTAAAACAAATGAAATTGCAAGATTTGTTAAGGTATATGACCTGGAAAACAACATGGACATAAGGAGACTTTCAAAGCTGGAAGAAAAAGACTTGAAGCGTCTTAAAAAGTATTGGTATTGCTGGAAATATCTGCAAGATGAGATTGACGAAGAAACTTGTATTGAAAATATAAAATAATATGAAAGCGGTATTAAGAGACCTTATTAAGGAACAGTGGCTAAGAGAGAGGAATAACGGAACACTGTATTGGACGACGAAGGACGGAAAGAAGATTCCAATTAAGGATATGACAGACGAACACCTCCTCAATGCCATTAACGTGTTGGAGGAATTGAATGAGGCAATGAGCAATGCCGATTATGACTGCCTTTAAACGATTAAAGACTATGCAACATTGGATTTTAAGATGTAAACACTGTAATAGGGAATATACCTATTGTACATACGGCAATGGAGAACAATATGGAACAGAAGAGGGGTGTTCTCAGGATTATTGTGCCGAATGTCAGAAGGCGATTGATGAAGCACTATCAACAATACAAAAGAAATTTGAACCAAGACTTAAAGAGATTGACAATCCTGACTTGTTTCAAATATTCGATGAACTCAAGAAGAAACAAGATGAAAAAATACTTGCGGCACAATGGCCTTCTGTAATAAGACTTGAACCTGAGGAAACTGATTTTGATATTGTCGAGACTTATTATTATAAAAACAATCTTTATAAAGTAAAATATTACAATGACAGACCTGATGATAAACACATATATGCATCATTTGAATATGACCTTATAAATAATAGGTTTACTGACAAGAAGTGGAGATATTCTCATGAAGACTCATATGATATACAACGCAATTGTATGAAAAGTATGTGTCAAATGTTTAAAAGCGTAAAACCAATGAATTTAGCAGAACCGAATGGTGGATTCTTTTATATGGGTTTATGAAAAAGGAAGAAAAACAATTATTATTGAAAGACATCTGTGCGAGGTTGCCTTATGGGGTGTTCCTTAACATTGAACAATATGACGGAACAAACATATATCGGATGTTAAAAGACATAACAGACGCTTATAACCCTGATATTGCAGAAATCTATGTAGATGGTGACGATATGGTAGGAGAATCATTCTATGTAGGTGAAACTATTAAACCTTATCTTCGCTCAATGTCAAGTATGACGGAGGAAGAAGAAAATAAATATAATTCATTAAATGCTTATGAAGGTGGAATTTTTCCACACACAGAAGAAGCGTTTGATTGGCTTAATGCACATCATTTTGATTACAGAGGACTCATTGAAAAAGGTCTTGCTATTGAAGTAACAGAAGAAAATAATCCTTATAAGAATTAAAGTTATGACACAAGAAGAAAAAGATTTGTTGTTAGATTGTGAAAATCTACTAAAGAATTGCAAGGAGTTGGAAAGAGAAATGAAAGCATCTAAAGAAGGTGTTGATTTTCTGATTAATGAGTATAAAACCAATAAGCACTATTTCAGAACCGAACCAGGTAAGGTGACTATTGAAGATGTCATTAAGACTTGTTTTGAATTTGGATGGGCTTCTAAAAGGAATTTTGATTATGACACAAGAAGATAAAGATTTACTATTGAAAGACCTTTGTGCAAGGTTGCCGTATGGGGTTAAGTGTAATGTCCCCATACATAATGAGGTAATGACATTAAGTGGTAAGAGACTTAATTACTTCTGTTTCCATAAAGATGCGTGGGGATTAGATTTTAGCCATGAACTTGAAGTTGTGTTAGACCCCCTAAATGACAGTAAAAATGAATGTATTATTAAACCCTATCTCCGTCCAATGTCAAGTATGACTGAGGAAGAATTAAAAGAATTTCAAGAATTTAGAAACATTACTCCATTAGATTGGCTTCCTCTTGCACATAGTTGGCTTCTTGAACATCATTTTGACTATCGCGGTTTAATTAAGAAAGGATTGGCTCTTAAAGCACCTGATGGAATGTATATAAAGAAAAATAAGATATATGACAGATAATTTCAAACAGATAAGGGAATATATGATAGAGCAGAATATTCCAGAAACCGAAGAAAAGTCTGGTGACCTGTTCTTTTTAGTGTTACTTATTAGGAGAGGAAAAGACTTTCCAGATTTGCCGGCAGCAAACTATACATTCAAATCCTATTACATCGACTCGCTTGAAAAGTTCGATAAGGTAAAGGATGAGATTGTTAAGTGCTGTGACATATTTGGGCTAAGAGCCTATGTGTCGGTAACTGTGAAGTCAAAGAGAGATTTCACAAAGTATTGTTCCCTTAAATTTGCTGAGAATACATTTAAAAATGATTATAAAAAGCCATGGAGAATAGTAGACCATGTATTTGGTAAACTTGGAGGCAAATGCGAAGACAGATGGATTATAGATGTTGATGATTGCGAGGAATATAAAAATTATTTGGAGACCATTCATTCTTGTATTATGGCTTGTGAAAGTAGATTTGACAATCCAATAATAACACACATTAATACAAAATCTGGTATTCATATTATTACACACCCATTTAATCTTCAGAGATTCAACATGCTTTGTAGTCAGCACGGATTCTCCGCACCGGATGTAAAGAAAAATCATATTACACTATTATACGAAAATCTATGACAACTGAATTTATAAAAAAATTAGCAGAAATAAGGGCACAAGAAATTTTTACGCCAGAATACTTTGAAAAAGTAACTGACTCTTGGTATTTTGATGAGAAGTTCAGATTCGAGGAATTACAAGTTCCACCAGATTGGAACGGCCCATCACGACAAGAAGCCGATTTATATATGAAATATCTCGACGAACTATTTGATTCATATAGGGATAAATTCTATGGTGGGCCTCTTGCTCAGGATGCTTATGGTAAATGTATTGACTATGTTGATAGAATTCTGAAAGTAATAGAATATGGTAATAACAAATATCATTTATTTGAAATAGATGATAACACTATACAGAAGATTAAAGATATCGGAAATATATTCGTAAACAAACACAATTCGTTTTGTGAAAAAGAAATATGATTAAACCAACAAGAAACATAATCTGCCTTGACCAAATATCATTTGACGGGTTGATGGATGACAGGGGATGGAATGACTATCTTCCACATAATATAGCAGCAGTATCCATTTGCTCCCCAAATGAGGAATACGAACATTGGTTCAAGACCGACTGCAACAATAAAAAGAAAGAAGACGTATACCATACATCAATCTTTAATCTAGACATTGATGACTGTGGTCCGTTTTGGTTTTTAAACCACGAGGGTGACTGTTATGACAAGGCTTTGGAACTTTTTAAGAAGGGTGACATAAAGCAATCCAACGCATACTTTAGTTACGTGCATATATCAGGACCCGATAACAAGTTCTATACCATGATACACGTGATGGACTATGAGGAGGCATTTGCGCTTGTAGAGTGGATTGAAAGAAGAATCCGAAAAGATGAAACATTCTATATCCATTGTGCAGCGGGTGTCAGCAGAAGCCAGGGTGTTGTAAGGTACATTCTTGATACCTATGGTAATGACTACGACATAAAGACCAATCCACATAATCCATGTATCACACCAAATGTACACGTCGTAATGATGCTGAAGAGAGCATATAGGGAAATATTTAATAATGTAGAGGAAAATTACTTCGATACGAAACTTTTCGACAAAGAAAAATTCGAAGAAAAATGCAAGGGCATCAAACTCAATATTATTGACTAAAATAATTACCAAATATTTGGCCAGTATTTTAAAGAAATATTGGCCTTTTTATTGGTTAAAATACAATGATTTAGAAAACTAAAATTCTACACACTTAATCAAACTAAATAAAAATAATTAATGATAATATTATATAATCCTATAAAATGTATAAATAATTGTAATATGCATAGTTAGTATAGTAGGTATAGTTGGTATAGTATGGGTATAAAACGTTGATAAATAGGCCACTTTTCCTGGTCCATCGTCGAAAAGTATTATAAATTGAAAATATATCGTGAAAAATTGTTTATCTGAATAAATTTTAGTATCTTTGCAGCGAAATTTAAAACTTATAAATAATATGATAGACATTAACAAACTTATTATGGAGTCAATGAAGTCTCACGACAAAGTAGCTTCCGAAACTTACAAACTTTTAAAAGCAAAGATTCTTGAGTTCAAGACACAGCCAAAGGCGCCTGAGTATAATGACGCAGCCGAAATCAGTATCATTAAGAAGATGATTGATGAGAGAAAGAACACAATTGAAATCTACAATCAGAATAATCGACCAGACCTGGCTGATGAAGAATCAAAACAAATGAATGTTCTTGAAACACTGTTGCCAAAGTTGCCCACCGAAACAGATATAAAGAACTACATCAAAGAAAATTATCCTTCTGGTATTGATAAAAAGGCAATGGGTCTTGCAATCAAGGATATTAAACAAAACCTAATTGGCGCAGATGGTAAGATGGTTGCAGATATTGTTAAAAACAACCTTATAAACTTGTAATAATAAGAAACAAGTGTGTGAGCTTGCAATAAATTATCTTGCGAGTTGTGATATTTATATTATATTAAATGGTATTAACATGAAAAAGAAATTAATAAGATTGACAGAATCAGATTTGCATAGAATAATAAGAGAAAGCATCTTTAGGTTGTTTGAAAATCACATCACCTATGATGTATCTGAGGCTGTTTCAGATGCACTGTACAAGCTTGAAAGAGAAATGCCAGATTGGGATAATAAATTTTCGCAAGTAAATGATGATTTCGACACCTATTGTCATGTAGACTATAAACAAAACGGCGACAAAACATTTACTGTAGAGGTGGATTATGACTATGACGATGATGGTATGAACAGTTTCAAGGTTACAGATGAGGATAAAAAAAGATTAAAAGAATTCATAAACAACTTTAAAACAGATAACCAGGAATATAAAAACATCTTAATCGATATTATAGATAATATTGAAGATTATATGGACTATGATGATGTTAGGTATGAGGTAATGGAAGACATCGAAAACACAAACGAAGCTAACAGAGAATACTTTACAGGATACGACAGATATAAAGATGAACATTAAATATTGTTTGATAAATTAAAAGCACCCCAGTTTTGAGGTGCTTTTTTCTTGGTTATTATCAAAAACTTTTTGTTGGTGTTTCTCCACCCCCTTTGTGGTCAAATGAACCTAACGTCAAATCATAATAGAAATCATTCTGTAGGGCATAAGTAAAGAAATCTTCTAATAAAGACTTACAATTATACCCAAGTTCTTCGTCACTATATGAACTATTATTTTCTATAGCGAAAGGTAAATCCACATCAATCATTGAATCACCAGTTTCACCATCCGAATAAATTCTCGAAATTATTTCCAATGCACAAAATGGGTTGCTTATTATAAATTGTACAGCGGTGGTGTAAGAATCTCCGTCATCATATCCTTGTAAAATTCTCAAATAAAACTCACCCTGAGACCACAAATCATACAAAACATCTTGTTCTTTAATATTTTCATCAAACCAACTTGTTGCTCTTTGGTCTCTAAATTCTTCATTATTCCCACAAATTATTTTCAATTTGAAAGCAGCATCACCACACGAATCACATTCAGCTTTACAACTATTTAACTTTGCGTCTATTCTACGCTTTATTGACACAAGATTATGTTGTGCCACATCATATCCATAACTATTTAAACAATTCATATGCTTTTATTTATTTTTACTTATAAATATCAAAATACCTAACAATGACTTTTATTATTAAAAAATATTTTAGTATTTTTGCAACATGAAAAGAGCATTATTAATAGTTGATGTACAAAATGGATTTATTACAGATAAAACAAAGCACATACCAAGCCTTGTTGAAAAGCTGCAATATGACTATGATATTGTGTTTATAACAAGATTCATTAACAAACACAACCCATTGTTCAGAACACTTCTAAATTATAACAAATTGAAACCAGAAGACGAAGAAGATATAAAACTCGCATTCAAACCAAAACAAGATTCAATTATAATCGATAAACACAATTATTCATGCGTTGATGACAACTTCTTAAATCTATTAAAACAAAACAACATCAACAAAATAGATGTGTGCGGAATAGAAACAGACGTGTGTGTGACAAAATGTGCCGTTGATTTGTTTGAGAATGAAATCATGCCCTTTGTCCTGAAAGATTATTGCGCAACAAACAGTGAAATGTATTTTGCAAATGATATTGCATTGGAAATGTTAAAAAGATACATAGGAGAAAAACAAATAATATGAAAAATAATATTAAAGAATGGACTTGCACTTGCATTAAACAATATTACATCAACGACAACGTGTTCTTCCTACAAAGACACGAATACCAGGTTGACATATATCCACTATACTATAAAGTGTACATAAACGGAGATTGGAAATATTATGAATATTTTGATGAGAAAACATTTAATGAATATTTTAAACTAATTGAATTTTAATAATATGTTTATAACCACAATGAGAAACATTTAAAAACTCAAATAATTAACATTTTTTAACCCAAATAATTTGTAAATTAGAAAAAGTTGCCATATCTTTGCAGCAGAAATGAAAAATAAAAAGTGAATAACTATGGAAAAGGAAATTAAAATTACGCCTCCCGAAGGCTTCGAGATTGACAAAGAAAACTCTACTTTTGAGTGCATTAGGTTCAAACCAGTCCAAAATAAAAGGTGGAGGGATGATACAGATAAAATCCTTAGCGGTTATTATATAGACATAAGTTCTAAAATCAGAAGTATTTCAAACCTACAGAATGTTTCTAACGCTTATCATTTCTTTGCAACAGAAAAGCAAGCTAAGTCAGCACTTGCTATGGCAAGAATTAGTCAGATTATGGCTAATGATGAAAGATTTGGTGGTGTTGTTACTGATGACGAATGGAAAATTACAACATATTGTAAAGGAAAATATACAATATATAGGGATGAGAGTAAAATTCTTCGTGGTTTCCACCATACTACCTATCATTTCCTTGCTTTCCATACTGCTGAACAAAGAGACCTGTTCCTCAAGGAGAATGAAGACCTTGTACGAGATTATTTAATGATTGATTAGTTATGGAAGCGAGGATAGTTAAAACAATTGAATATTACGAAGAACCTAAAGCATTTACTAAAGCACTTACAATAACTCATGATGATATGCTTGCTCTTTATGATAGAGAAAGAGCAGAACTTATGAAGTTGTCTAAAGAGGAATTAGTTGAAAAGCTGATTGGAAAAAGAGAAGAAGTTGGAATGACATTTATTTAAAGAAAGGAGAATAAGTTATGAGTAAATGGTTTAGATTTACTGTATATAGAAACAAAGAAAAAAAGAAATTAGTAATTCATTGGAATTGGAATGTACCCCATATCCAACTTGAAACCATTGAATATGCAAAGTCTCCTAATATGCATCAATTAGTGTTTTGCGGAACTGATAATCTATATTGGGTATTCGGTAAAGATTGGAGTGGAAAATATAAGTTCTTTTTCAAGAAAACTAATGACCATTGCACTTGTGCAGGATAAATAAACATTTAAATTATAAATTAATAATCATTAAAAAAAAAAATAATATGAAAAAGGCATCATTTTACAACGAATTAACAAGAAACAAATCACTCTTGTATACAATTAAATACGAGAAAAGCCACCCAGTCATAATGGAAAAAATCGAAAACAATATAATGAATGCTGTAGAAAACGGACAATACATGGCATCAATCGATTTCGACTTTAAGATGATTTCAACATATGACGTACAAATGATTCCAAAGGTACTTGGATACTATGGATTTACAGCAGAATGGGTGAACACAGAACCAACAAATATCGGAATGTTAAACATACACTGGGCATAACATGAAAGAATGGGCATGTATATGCATAAAAACATATTATATCAATAGAAAAAAAGCACCTCAATTAATGGGGTGCTTTTAATGTCTTTATCAATAAACCAACATTAAGCTATACTCCGGCAGACTTAATATGTCCGCCACCACCTATCTGTTCTATTCCACCATCTCCACTTATCCATAAAACCTCACCGGTTATACTGTCTATTTCTAAGGCGTATATTGGATACCCCAATGTTGTATCAAAATATTGATAATACAATGGCGGGAATTGAGGCCTTTCATAAGATGTCCCTGAACTTTGAGACACAAGAGTCCTGTTATATGCGGAAACACTTGTGTTAGACGCTACTAATGCAGAGTATGGCGTTGTGTCTTCTTTTACACCAGCAACACAATCAATTGCTTCTATGTACACGTCACGATTACTTCTAAATTTTCCACAAAGGGCGTCCACATTAAATGTGCAGCCTATAAACACCACCTTTAATGTACCATCCGACACTTTTATGGCTGATGAGTTGGAGCCTATTGAAGTAAATTGAGAATTAAATGTACAATTACGGTATGTTATTGTTAACGAATTATTGATGTCTGGAGAATACCACATCGGAGCATCAAATACACAATTGTTGAACTCAACGTCACAATACATATTTACATACATACCAACAGTTTTTGTTATATGCAAATTATCGTATACAACCTTATCAAAATATGAATTTGTGTATGGCTGTAGCTTCTCCGTATCATACTTTGTATTTTCCAAGAACGGTGTTCCAAAATTCTCTATAATTGTGTCTGACTTTAATGTGTTATTACGACCAACATATGACATTACTGCTGACCCACTCGATTTCTTAAATATAATTAAATTATTAGAAAAATCAACAGAACTTGTCTTTCCACCATTATATTGTGATGATAATTTACCAATATTAATATTTGACGTTATCTCAAATCTATTATTGTATACTTTAGCCTCAGTTAAGTATGTACTTTCAAAACCAATACCTTTAGCGATGTTTCCATACACCTCAATATGCCTCCTTAATGTTCTACCACCATTGATATCATATTCCCCATTCTGGCCAATAAATGTACCAAACGATATAGAACCGCCAAAGTAGTTATTTGCTATTACTATCTCGTGTTGTTTACCAGTGGTTATTCCACATTGACAGTGGTTTTCAACAAATATTAGCCTCTTAGGTGAATATGGAAAGAGTAATTTACCAATACCACCCATTGAAATAAATTTATTTCTTTTGAATGTATATGTTCCACCATTTGTGTCCTCACCATCAAAATGGAAATTAGTTCCTTCAACAAGATATGTGTCAGAACCATTTGTATATGTCTTTTTAAACACATTATCACATATTAACATGTCTCCACCATTCCCAGACATGCCACCAAGGAAATTATCATGAATATAACAATTCCTTATTGTCTGTCTCCCAAGGTCAGCATAACGAATATACATCTTATGTGTGGTAGTGCTTAATTCCTCACCATCAACCGGATTTGGAACATCAACCTCATCAGAACACTGAACCCTAACATACCTTTCATTGTTCTGCAACTGGAAATTACTTAATTGTTCAACCCTTAATATTCTTGATGGCAATTCTTGGTCAGTTGTTTCATAAGTCAAAAGTGTAATATATCTAGTACTATCAATCATATGACTATAACCACTATTATGCCAAAGTGCATAGATTTTATTATCCGCAAGGAATTTAACCCTTTTAGATAATTGTTTGAACTCTTCTTTATACACGCCACTACAATCAATGAAACCAGATATTGTATAAAAATCACTACTTGTTGAATTAACTTTTGTTACTGTCCACCCATCATAGGCATAATAATATCCATAATTTGTAAACGTTCCAGTGTTCTTTCTGTTTGTATTCATGTTCATTGAACTGCTTCTTGATATTTGATATCCACACGTACTAATAGCACTTGCCATGAATTCAGACACATCACACCTTACAATTTCAATGTTGTCACAGAATGGGCCAACACATATACCCCTGGTTCCCTGTTGGTTCTTTTCACCATTTTCAATGTATGACCTTTCTTGCCTATCACCAACACAAACAAGATTCTCTATAACCACATCCGTGCTTGTCACAACACAAAGTAAACTCGCCCTTGAATCATAGACAGTCTCACTATTATATGTGTGGTATTGACTTCTTTGTGTCGAATCAAAACATAATTTGAACGTCGAACCATTAAAATCAAACGTCATACTATTCGCGTCATATATTTGAAGTATTTGATAACAACCACTTGTCGTCTCAACCGGACAGAAACAATATGTACCTTTTGGCACAATAACCTTCGATGAATTTGAATTTATTGCATCCTTGAAAGCAAGATTGAAACCAATCATATTATTATACATGGCATCATATTCACTAGAAGAGTAATGACCATCATCACCCTTTACAATATCACCCTCAGTTATACCATATTTTGAAAGACTAACCACAAACGCAGTGTCACCACCATCAATATAGTCAAAAACCTCCGGCAATGTGTTAACAATACCATCATCTGTTCTACCAATAAGAATTGAATCCAATTCCTCAGCACTCTGTTGAATTTTTTTACTTCTTATAATCATATAATATTCTTTTATTTATAATATAAATATCTTGTCTGTAGTCACAAAAAAAAAAGCGCCACATATAAACGAGGTGCTTTTTTCATTCACTAAATAACCAATCTAAAACAAATGAAGGTTTCCACCATCACTATTCTTAAACAATCTGTCACTATAATATCCGACAGGGTCTAAATTTGGATTTATTGCACCACCCCTTTTATCACCTCTTGGCTTCATTGGGATAAATGGCTTGAAAGGTCTTCTTTCACCTTTCATGCAAACATATTCACCCTTATTCTCAAACTCATACCCACGCTCCTTCAACTCTTCAACAACCTGGTTAATCTCATCAACACTTACATGACAATAAGAATATTCCATTCTTTCTGAATGCGGCGAGAAAAACTCCTTCTCGGTTCCACAACCATAGCCAACCCCAATGTCGTAGCCACCCGCATTGTTCGGGTTATAAAATTCACCGTTAAAAAGAACATCTTTAATCAAACCACTCCTATCAATTGCCTCATTGAGAACCTTATTAATTGATTCCCTTATTACCTTATGTAAATAATTCTCGTTAAGATTCATCACTACCTTCATGTTTAATTAAATTATAACCTAACCAACAGCATTTATTACAACATCATAAAGACCACCATTAAGACCGCAAGTAAAGCCAAATTTCATTTTTTCAGACATAATAAATTGATTTGCCACTACGGTCTGTTGAAAATCATCACCATCTCTAATGAAAGAATAATAAAACACATTTATTCTACACCTTTCAATAATTTCAGTGCCATCAGTAAGGACAAAAATAACTTGTTCAATTTTCCCACTCATTAATTTATCGAAATCATTTTCTGAAATATTAAGTATTTCAACAGCCTGTTCTTTTGTTAGTTCAGTATGTTCACCAACATTTTGTGTGTCTGGGCGTATTTCCAAAACATCTCCACCAGATTGTTTGCTTAAATTATCAATCTTTTTGTCTTGGGCGTTGTCAATTGCCTGTTGTTTCATCTTCAATGACAATAAGCTGTTGTCACCGTCATTGTATCCATAAGAATTTAAAGTGTTCATATTATTTTATATTTTATATTTTTATCTACTATAATAAATATTAAACAATTGTTATATTTATATTAAAATAATAAAGCACATTATGAAGAGAAAACAAATTAGCCTCACAGAAAGTGAGTTAAAAAGAATTGTTAGAAAATCAATTAATAAGGTGATAACAGAAGGCACAACAAGCACAGAGGATTGTGGAAAATGGAATAACCTAAAAGACACTGTTGGTGCAGACGCCATGATTGATGAAATGTATAACTTTCTTAATGAAGACCAAATAAAAGAATTTATCGAACACATGGAAATGGCCTGTGACCTTTATTATGACGAGGAATATCAAGAATATTTCTCAAATAACTAAGTTAATTAAAACGCAAAATAAAAGCACTCCACTAATAAATGGGGTGCTTATTTTTTCGCCATGTGTTATTGCATTAATATAAATCGTCATATCCAGGATTATCAAAATCGTCATATAATTCTATATTATTGAATTCCTCTCTTGACAATTCCCTGGCACTAACAATACAAGACAAATCCCATAAACAGATACAGTCAGAACTATTAGAGTTGGCTTCAAAACAATAACCACCATACCCATTTGATAACAGTTCTTTTATACCATCCTCATCAGGACCATCAAAGTAATCAATCTCATAGCCCAAGACACCATCACAATCATAAATGGAAGCAAGATTCAATTTGTTCATGTCTATTATTACCTCTTCAACCCTGTTTCCATATGTCCTGGCATAACTTATATCATCTGTTAACCAATATAATTCACCATGTTTTGAACCATACTTTGAATTATAACCACGATACCAAACCTCATAACGGCCATTGTTATCGACCAACATATCCTTCATTGACTCATGAATGATATTGCGCAAATCAGAAACACTGAAACTGTACATTAAAAGTTCCCCCACTTAGCCTTTCTTATTAACGTATGCCTCCAACCACCTGGATATTCAATGACAACATCACCAGGCATCAGGCCATTATAATATACACCCCTCTCCTCACTGTATAATGCATCAGGAACAATCTCACCACGAACAACCTTAATGTCACGAGAAAGAATGTCAGAGCCCTTTACATAATCACAAAAAGCCCTGCTCATCGCATCCAATGACTTGTCACTTATATACGGCTGGAAATCCTCCAACACACTCGATATGGATTCCATAATCATATTGCGTAAATCACACTCTGCCAACCTAATCACCTTCTTCATATTTTTTATTATAATTTAATTTAATATATTACTTTTATACAATAAATATATCCGATGTGATATAATTTCAAGAACAATAAAACAAACTATATCAGATATGATATAATTTGTCAGCATAGGTATATAACAAGTATACCTGCGGTGACACGATTTTTGGACTTAAACAATTAAAATTCATACACTTGACTTGTCTCGTTTTGAATAACAAAAATTTCCTTATAACAAGTGACCTGACAACACCCTATTTTTACACCTAACTAACTAAAATATAAGCAATTATAAGAGTAAAATTCATATCTAAAAATTAAAGAAGGCTTAAATTGTTGAATTATAATGACTTATGGTAAAATAAAAGCACCCCAATAAGTAAGGTGCTTGTTTTTTATTATTCAGCCTCTACAGAGAAATAATAAGAATACTCATTATATTCATAGTATTCATATGCTACAGCACAATCGGTATGCTGTTTAGTTATGTCTAGCGGTCTTGAGTTGTAGTATGGGCTAATTGAGTCTCGTCTTGCTTTTCCTTTTTCACATTCTTGTTTTGCCAGGTTATAGGCTAATTTTTTAGCGTCTTCGAAGTTATCGAACTCTTTTATTTCCTCATATGTTCTATTTCCCCGTCTATAGACTGTGAACTTTTCATAATTCCCTATCTTTTCACTAACTATTTTGGCCGGCTCTATAATAACAGGCTCACCAATCTCTTCAGACATCTTAAGGTATAGTTTCTCAAAATCATTAAGCCTGAATTTCTTGTAATTCAACGTGTGATAATAATTGGGATATTGATAACGCTCCTTCCATGTGTAATTCGAAAAATCCATTACAATATTCTCAGTTAACTTCCAAGGCTCACCAAAACTGCAAGCATAAAAACAAAAAAGCCTGCTTGGGCTGTAAAACCATACCCAATTGTCACCATTCGACTTTACTGTATAACCCATCGAACGCAAAGAAGGAGCAATACCATTATGAAACGTGGAACTGCAAGAGGAAACAGCCTTCGCAGCATCTGAATACTCCCTCTCCAATATGGACTTGTACTCAGAACACTTATCCATAATCCCCTCATCACTCTCATTCAATGCCATACGAACAGACTCTCTAATAATCCTGTGCAAATCACCCTCGGTTAGCCTAATCAACTTCTTCATACTATAATACTTATATTTCCTTTATATCTGTCTATAATAAATATCTATATGTGACAATTATTTAAGCCAACTTCTATATCATTACCTAAATTTATTGATTTGGTATTTCTGTATTGGATAAAAGATGCTCTTTATATTGCTCAAAGTTTTTTATACACCATTCAATAACATCACCGAAATAACCAACATATAAAGGACTACCATTAATACAGCCAACACCATATAAAATACCATCATACTTGTAAATGAGAATCCTGTTTATGGCACTTTTATTGTAAAATATAACCTGCCTGTCACAATCATGATAATTACAATATTCTATACCACTCGCCTGAAATAAAATCGAATTACCATAATCAACCCCTCTCAACTTGTCTGTAAAATATTCAGCTTTGTATGCCCAAGAATAACCACTATCCAAATGCTCACCAATACCATAATTCATACTGTAACTATTTAAGGATTCCCTCGACAAACCATTGCTGAAACCATTCTTTATAATGTCAGAACCAATATCACCACTATAACCGTGAACCAACCACTCATCCATTACCAAATCAACATTACATAAACACTTTCGAGCCTTCTCATATAAGGGAATACCATAATCCCCATCCAAATACTCATATAAACTAGACGTATCTAATACACCAGATTCCATAATACATAACAATTATTATCTTATATTATATAAATATAAATGAAACAACCACTGACCAACCACCATATCCATTATTAATCACAATGCAAAAATATTAGAAAATATCTGAATTAAACAAATATTTATATAGAAAATATGTGTTGAATATGAAAAAGAAACTAATTAGATTAACAGAATCACAATTATATAATATCATATCCAATTCAATAAAATGCATATTAAAAGAAAATATATATGACAACGAATTCAATGATATATATAATGAATATATGTCATTCAATGAAAAAAAAGAAAAAGAATATGGAACACCACATTGGTATGTTCCAGGATATGCCAACAATGTGAAACCAGATGACGTCCAAAAACGCAAAGAATTGGAACAAAAATTAAATCAAATAAGCAAACTATGGAATGCCGAGGATGATAAAGAAGAAGATGAAAAAAAAGAAAATAGAATAAAATCAATAAAAGAATGCAATAATATTATTAATCTTGCAATTCAATCATTTGGAATAACAAAAAATATAAGACAGGCTGGCTATATCTTGCCAGATGGAAGATTCTTGAACTTTGGTTCATATGGTTCAAGAGAAACAGACCACAGGGCAATTGAAGGTATATATAAATCAAATAATATTCCAATTTGGAGTGATGAGTATAGATACAATTATGTTGTTGACTTTATGAATCGTGGTGCAATAAGATGTGATGTGAATAATGGCTTGCTAGATATGACACAGGAACCAACACAAGAACAATATAATGCATTAAAAATGTTTGCAAGATATTCAAGTGATATATATCTTGATTTTACTGACAATAAAGGAAATAATATACATTCAATTGAATATGATGACCCTAAGCCACAGAAGCTTGTCATGGATATATATAACTTCTATCATGAAGGAATTAAAGCTTAATGGAATCAAAATTACATATGATTCCATTTTTTTTTCCATAAAATTTGGACATATTAAAAAATTGACGTATATTTGCACTATAAATATGAAAACATTAAAGAAAAATATAAACAATGAAATTAAGCAAAATTAAACTGTGGTGGAATTCATTATTTAAATATAAACTATCTAAAACAGAAAGAAAAGTTTATAATTCTATACTTAATAAAGATGCTATGGGTTATGGCGAATGGTATACCAAAACACATGGAGATGATATTTGCGGACATTGGATTAAAGATATAACAAAAGAAGAAGTAAACTTAATTGATAAAATCCATAAACATTTTTATGGAGAAGATTGGTGGATTTCAACACCAATATCCACAGCACAAGTCTGCGCAGTTATGCTGGAGGATATAAAAGATAAAGTAAAATGAAAATGATTGACCCTGATGAATAATAAATAAATTCCATAATCGTGATATTTATTATTAAAAATACGTATTGAATATGAATAAGAAACAAGTAATTAGGCTCACTGAGTCAGACCTTCATAGAATTGTGAAAGAGTCTGTGAATAGAGTGATTAAAGAAGCTACATTTGACACGCCATATGGAGGCGTTAGTTCCAATCCTTTAAAGCCGACATTTGATGATATTGAAACTCAAAATCGTTTGAAAAATGATACAATCGAAATGTTAGCCAATCTCGATGATAAACAATTTATGAGATATTGGAATAATAGAATGAAATACGATGACCCTGATACAGTTGATGCAATATACCGTGAATACTACAAAAGGCATCAAAACGGTCAATTAACTTTCTAAGCAACCATCAATCCAACCTTAATTTCAGACCATTTACGAACAAGTCCAATTGACTTACCAAACATATAGGAGAAGCGTCCAGAACAGGACGCTTTTTTTGTATTCTAACAGTATTTAGGTCAACTTCTATATCATTTCCAATATTATTGCCCAATCTTTTTATAATTCATATTTTTTTAGTATCTTTGCATAGTAATTTAAAACATCATAATATGACACCAGAAGAAATAAAAGAATTTGTTAATAATCCAATATTGCAATTGGATGGAGAAATATGGAAAGAACATCCCATATATAAAGGATATTATGCTTCAAACCTGGGAAGAATAAAATATTATGATAAGAAACAAAAGAAAGAAAAAATAAAAATACAAATAAAAAATTAAAGGTGAGCCAATTAATGACTCACCTTTTTTAATATCAATTCACACCAGATATACTATTCAATGAATTACTACCACCTTTAATGAATATTGAAGATAAATCACCCCTTTGATGATATACATCCAAACACCTGTTAACCAATACCAACACCTTCTCTGGTTCCAAATCCTCATTATATTCATTGATAATCTTGCATAATGGTTCAATGCCGAAATCACTCCAACCATCACTACCATCTGGCAAACTCATCCAATCATATATTCCCAAATCATCCAATAAGGAATAAACATCACAATGCCACAAAAACCTCTTATTATTATAATCAATCTCAATCTTGCCATGATTATAATCCTTATTGTTATATTTATCAACCATTGAAATTAACAACTTATTGACATTCTTGAACCTTGCAATATTGTCATTCTTTTCAATATTATTAACATCAGATTGATTCATAAATGAAAAATATTCCTGGCCCCTTGAATCAATGGCTTCATTTAATTTCCCATTGTTGCATATGTTATAAACCTCCTTAACATTTAATTCAAGAATAACATCATCACTTGCATTAATATCAATGTATCTGCCATCATTAAACCAAGATTCCAAAAACTCATAACAATCATCAATTGGGAATTGAGAACTGTGACCGCTTATCTCAGTGTTTGCAACCAATATCGCAGTATTACGCATTATAATACCCATCCATTGATATACATAACGAGAAGGAAATTTAACAAGCCTACCATACTTAGAATATTCACATAACGCCTTATAATACATGTTGGGGTCAATTAATGGCAACCAACCCTCCTTACCACTTGGATTGTTGCGAAACTCATTAAATACATATGATACATCATAATCAGATAAATAATCATAAAATATATGATTGTCATTGTATGACTCATTTAATAAACAACCACGAATAATATCCAACTGGGATTCATTTATTATAATACGCATGATGATGATAAAACTAATATAACAATAAATATAAAAACAAAAGAAAACTTATTGACAACGCAAAATTGATAAATAATGGCAATCATATAAAAGTTAACCTAAATAAAAGAAATTACAATAACCATTAAAGATGATAATTACATTGACTATTAATCCACATCATACAATTGGTAAATAATTACATTAGCAATTTGATGATTTTTGGTTAAATAAACTGTCCCCTAATTTTCCTCTCTAACCAATTTACAATTTTTAAGAATATTCAACTTATTTTAATAAAAATTAAATATATTTAACATTGTTATAATATGCGTTAATAATTTATAATGTCAGTTAAATGATGTTAAAAAAGAAGGTTGATGCCTGGATATTAATTAAGTTAGGCATCAACCAGTAAAAAAGAAAGAGAGCAACCTTAAATTAAATAAATCTGGGTTGCTCTCATTAAATATTAATTAATATTATATTATTTCATATAGAATTCACCAGATTGTAGTCTATTATAGAAGTCAGAGTTATCAATATCTTCATAGAGATAAATTTGCCCAGCAATTTCCTTACAGATTAAATTATTCTCATTGAATATTGTATTTCCATATAGAAGGAAGTTATTATTTACTTTAATCCAATTCCAGGGAGTGTCTGGTAATATTTCATCGAAGTAGAATTTAAGATAATCTTTTTCGTCATCGTATCCATTTTCATAAGCATCTTGTATTGCTTGGTCAAGATAATATGTTCCTATGTTATATGATTTAATCATTCCAGGTTCTCCACTATTTCCATCACAATCTTCTTCTTGATACCATTCATCATATAGATTATTATTGGATGTTTGTTCATTGATAAATTTATCTATAGTTTCTTTAATGATTGATTTTAATTTGTAGTTGTTATTCATATTTTCTTTTTTTAATAGATTAATATAAGATTGTTCATCCCAGTATTGTAATTCATCGAAATGTTGCGCAATAACTCTTTTAGCTGTTATTAATGAATTATTCATAACTTGGGTTATGTTTATTGTTAATTTATATTAATAAATATTATCATCCTCATTATCATATAATGAATTATTTTCCTCGTTATTGATATAATCATCTATATCATCATATTCATTTATTTCCTCACAGAAATATTTACATGCTGATTGATTAGGTTGTGTTGGTGTATAGTCCATATCTTTACAGCATAATCCTGAACCGTCACAATCTTCTATGAAGTATGAACAGTCTTTACACATATTGGATGATATAATTCTCATTGTTTAAAGGTTATTTCAATTATAAATATAATCATTAAACCCAAAACATATAAGATAATCAATATATGATTTTACAAATTGAAATCAGATTAATACATTTTGGTTGCAAAATGAAAGTAGTATAAAAATAATCCTGGGGAATTTTCATTTGTGTGTAAGCAAAATCATTGTTTTACTTTACAAAATGTTATTTTAGTGTGATAGATAAAAAAAACAACCCTGTCTATCACAGATGGGGTTGTTTCAAATTATTAACTAAATAACATTAAAAAAAAGAATGTATTATCTATGATACTTAAAAAAGTACCTATAACACCTTATTCATTTTCTTCCTTTTTCCTCTGTGCCTTTAATTATATCCTTGACTTCTTCTCCCATGTTTGTAAAAGCATCCACAACATCAAAAAAAGATTCTGTATATCCTTCTGGTGTTAAACCTGGTTCTGAAGCATTATCAGCACAGAATGCCATGAATGCCGATACAATAATTGCCAACGCACATAATGTTTTCCTGGTATCACCTTCTCCGGTATCTTTATCTGTTGTCACATCTAATATGGCATCATACAATTTGTAGGTAAACTCCCTGTCATAGTTTTCTAGAATGAAAAGTAGTGTTTCCTTGTCTAAATTTCTTCTTCCCATAATTTTAGGTTTTAAATGGTTTATAATATATCTTTGTAATACTTAAAAAAGTACCTATATTCACATTTCGCGGAAGCTAAGGGATTCGAACCCCTGGGACGCTGTTAACGCCCGCTGGTTTTCAAGACCAGTGCAATAGACCAACTCTGCCAAACTTCCTTTCTTTTTCATTGTTGCGGAGGCGGGACTCGAACCACTTAATGCGACTTCTTGCTTATGAGACAAGCGAGATACCAACTTCTCCACTCCGCGATGTTTTAAAAACTGGCTGTTGTGGGAGTTTAACCCACTCGTGTAGTTCTTAATATACACTTTGCTCATTTCCAAGCGTAACGACTGTACTGTATTCGTCAAACAACCAATTTTACAGATATAACAATTTATTAATTAATCACCTTAGTAGGGAAAACCGGACTCGAACCGGCGACCACTACATCCCAAATGTAGCATTCTAGCCAACTGAACTACTTCCCTATAGATATTATTTAAATATTAGTTAATTTTATTTTGTGTGCGCAAGTCGGGACTCGAACCCGAACGGGCATAATGCCCAGCAGATTTTCCTGCTACTCTATGTTACCATAGCCAAACAAACACATTCTGTTGATTTTACGTGCCGAGCTGGTTTTTAACTCCCATCTGATTTCACCCGTCAAAAGAGTTAATGCAGGCCTTTGTTTGTTGTAGTCTGGACTATATCATTACCATATTGAAATTCTTCGAAGTCAGTAAGGTTAGAGCCACTATTAGACTCTAAGGGCTGTGGCTTCAGCCTACTCCAAGGTTTATTTTAACCTTACAAATTTCAACTATAGGCATCTCCTCTATGAGTCTCTACACGTTTATGAATGTATCCTTGGCTAAGGAGTACGGTCCTCAAAGCTTACATTCAATTTAGCACGGTATTATCCTTACACATTATTGGTTAGTGTTGTGGTTCCTCCGCCATACTTAAGCCACACATCATAGATTGCAGGTTTGGAGGGAAGGACTTCCACCGTTTTAGGGAGATTCTAATATGGGATTTCTCGCCATATCACTCTCATTGTCTCTCGAAAGTCTGCCGCGTCTACCATTCCGCCACAAGCGCTTAATAATTATTTCTTATGTCATATTTCAATTAATTTAATCCTGGTTATTGTATCTATTTTTGGTTCTTTATTATTCATGGCCCTGATGTACAGTACTCCTCCGGCATCTACGACTCCTGTTACTGTGCACGTGTATCCATTATCATCTTTAATTTGGTCCCCGATTTTGTATCCATTTCTTCCAAGGACCTCCTCGTGGTACCGGTTAATTAGTTCAGATATCTTATTATTAATAACGTCCCTTTCCGCCAGTAACATGTGATACTGCTCTAGGAATTCTTTCTTTAGCATCATTTATCTTTTCTTTATGACCCACAATACTTAAAAAAGTACGTATAATCATTGTTTGTGGGCTCACTAGGGTTTGAACCTAGGACCTTCAGATTATGAGTCTGCTGCTCTGACCGGCTGAGCTATGAGCCCATTAAAATTTCACTGCAAAGTTACTATTATTTTTGATTATAGACAAATATTTTATTGATTTTTTTTCTTTATTTGTCACATCCGATAAAATTTTCATATGTATCAATTGTCTCATCATATTCTGTATCATCCACGTGGAAGATTGCTCTATATGATTCTCCATCATGTTCATGGGCCAGAAACCTGGCGATGTCACACGCGGTATCCAGGTCATCATAACATGGAATCAAAATCAGGCATATCAACACTGCTTTCACTGTCCGCCCACACTTTATACACTTTCTTCATATTAATTTAAATTTAAGGTCAAACATATATCACCCAGGTACTGAAAAAAGTACCTTTCACCCCACAATGGCTGCGATGATTATTAATATGGCCATTGCTGCCACGCACCACTCACAAAGCTTATAGGACGACTTAATTTCCTCCGGGCTTCTTCCCTGCCAGAACATTGGGTCTCGATATTTAATATTCTTCATTTCTATTTCTCCACATTAAGTATAAGACATATGGCCACGCTACTGTAATGAACACTGCTGCTGTGACCAATAGCAGCACGTACATATTCTGATGCTCCAGGAGCCAGTTAGAGAGTTTGATAGGCAGCACATTTAGGATGTGGTCTCCTGTTACGCCCTCCTCTTCGAGTTCATAGTATACCATAAACGCGAAGTAAAATCCTATCATCAAATATGTTATCCAAAATGTTTCCATAGTTGTTAGTTTTAAGCATAATTATTCATCCAGACCAATTGGGACGAACAGGTCGCTTCCATCGTCATCCTGGAAATGCCTGATATTTTCAGTATACTCATACCCGAACTTCACCCTCTGATAGGTGAATGTATCACCATCCCAGATAGCAGTACTTGTATTTCTACACTTCCCAATATAGGTCTTACCAATAATTAGTTTATTCCTTGGAATTGCACCACACCTTATCAAGTTCGGGATGATGACATTATTATATGTCTCCTTATCGACTATTGGTATATCTGGTATATTGTCAACATCACCATTAAATGGCTTCATAACATTAAAATAATTAATGATATCGTCCATTCTTATTTGTGGATTATTCTTCTCTATTAATCTGTTTTTTAATTCTTGCATTGTGGACATAGTTTCAATTTCCGAGTGCAAAATTATAACAATGCCTCATTTTTACCAAATAGAAACCAAAAAAAATTATGTTAATAAACGTTAATAAAAATGTATAATCTATAGATTATAAATCAATCAAATATTCAAATATACAAGTATTCAAATACTCAAATATTTGCTTATATTATATGGTTAACTTTTATATCCTTCATAGTTACCCAGAGCCAGTCAAAGCAGTTTAGCATTAAGGATAGTTTTTCGATAAATCAACTTTCTCGAACTTAGCATTACAATGAGGCACTTCGCTCCTTCACCTGTCTTTACAGGTAATCTGGTTATAGTTAAACACCAGAAGTTTTACCTTATCAGTCCAAACCCGTCGCTATGAAGTCGTTCGTCGTCAAGTTATCAGGCGTTGCGAACAATTGTTAATTATTACGGACTGACATCCTCAGAATGGCTGATGACTTTTAGCCCAGTTGATTGGCTCCGGAACAAGATGTCAACTGATTGAACTTGTGCGGGTTTATTCCGGTCACTTGTTTACCGCATTTAATATATAATAATTTTAATATAATTATCAAGTTAATTTCAAAATGCTCAATATGGCTTTATTTTTATTTCTATGATATATTATGTCTCTGGATGCATTAAAAGCTCTTACAATCGATTTATGATAGGAAATATGGGGTTTATATTGTATATTGTATCTTTGATATAATATATAATATAATTTTATTTTTAATAGATTTGGGTTTAATGATTAAATCTTAAATTATGTTAAATAATCGTGAAATATTTTGATAATTGAAATAATTGTTATAACTTTGCGCCAGATTTGAAACAAGACAACAAAATTAAATCATTATGGATGAGATTAAGAAGTTAATTAGGAAGTCTGGTAGCAATAAGGTTAAGCTACTTGTGTTGATAGATTTGGGTGATGGGCTTGATTACGATTTGGAAACTTACCCAATAGTTGCTGATGTGATGGAAATCATTGATGGCGATGTTTTCATTTACGATGAGTGTCACGAAGATGAGAATGGTATTGTTGATGCTATGTTCAAGACCAATCTGGGTGATTTGAGCCAAGACATTCAAAAGTCAGCGAAGTTTGCTCTGGAATACACATTATCAATTATTAACAAATAAATAAAAACAATCATGAAAGTAAAAGAAGTTTTTTTGAGTTCGGAAGATTATGCAAGTTTAATTGCGAATTATGTTCGTACCTATTTTCAAGGTAATAGCTACAATCTTCTCACCCCTGCTGCTTATGAGCTTGCTCTGGCTGAATGGATTGGTGGTCTGGAAGATGTGAAGAAAGTGTATAACAACCTTTTCAAAAGGTATGCTGATGATTACAAGAAACTCACCGATTTGGTGATGCAGGTCAATATGCTCTCATGGGCAAACGACACTCTTATGCGTCAAGGTTTTGAGGGAAGAGAAGAATATCTCGAATACTATTCCAATCTTTACTATGAAGCCAGAGATAGTTTCTATGACATTTATAGTGGAAACGAAGAGGCTTGTGATTATTACTTTAACACAACAGATTAAAACTATGGAAAAGAAAGCTTATTTGGTAACTTGTGAGTTTATTACACGAGTTATATTAGACGAGAGTGAAGTTGGTAACGATGATGTTCTGGAACAGATGATTAAGCAAAATCTCATTCACAAAATAGAGAATGATGAAATTCTGGAAAACATCACAGACATGAAAGAAGATACCGAGTGTCCTTACCAGCCAAAGCACATGAAGTATAAGGTTGGTGACGAAGTTAGGGTGAAGATACCAGAGTTCGTAAAGCTGTTCGGGAATGATTGTGTTTGGGTGGTTGACTTTATCAAATCACAATTGGAACACAACCCAAGTGTGTATGTGTGCTATCGGAAAGGTGACAAGTTTAAGTCAATGTTCCAGTTCCTCGAAGAAGATTTGGAATGATTAAAATAAAATCATTATGAAGAAGTATAATTTGTATCAGTTGGTAGCCGATTGTGGCGAAGTCAACGAAGAGAGCGAGAATTACAGGGAAATCTTTTCCAAGTATCAGCGACAGGAAGCCCCGAAAACCCTGTATGGCATAGATGATATGGGAAATGTCCATGTAATCATGTCCAAAGGTTAAAATTTCTTAAAATAATGCAAATTCTGGGTGTGAGATTTGGAAATTAGAAATAATTGTTATAATTTTGCATCCAGAAACAACAAAACAAAACGCAATTATGAAAAAGGAATATGTAGATGTTTGCCCTTTTTGTGGCTCAGAGAATATTGAATGGATGGGTGACGCCTTTGGTGATGAAACCCCATACCATTGTCATGAATGTGACAGGTGGTTTAGTGATGGCAACGACAATTCTGGAAAGAAGAGATTTCAAGTGAGTGTTATCGGTTGCAATGCTGCCACATTCTTCTGCAATTTTGAAGACTATGTAATAGACCAAGTTCCGAGTTACTATGACAACATGGTTTTCACTCTGGAAGCCTCACAAGAGGTTTACGATGCGATAGAAGACCTCAAAGAAGAGGGAATAGAAATCATTAAATAATAATCAATATGAAAGTAGCAATAACTCTGGCATTTGACATAGATAGCGACCTTACAAAAGAACAAGTGATTGACCGACTTGCCATCTTTGATTATAGCAGTCTTTATGAGAGCTTTGATATTCTTGATGAGGTAGCAGAGATTAAGGACATAGAATTAACAGATATTCATTAACAATTAAATTTAATTATTATGGGATTAGACATTTATTTTCACAAATTTAAGAGTAACGATAACGTTCCTCGTGAGATTAACTCTCGTGATGATTGGCAAGTCGTTTACGAAGAGTGCGACAATCAGTCTCGTAAGGCGTTGAAGAAAGCCTATGACAAGTCTGTCAAGGAATTAAGGGCAGCAAGCAAAGAAAATTATGACAAGGTTTACAATCGTGTCATTAAGAGGATTTGCAAGTTCTCAACGTATCCAGAATTCCATTACAAGGAGCTTGGTGTGGATTATGACTATCAGTCTGGCAAGTACACTTATACGTCCGTTCCTGTAACAAAGTTTTTGGAAGTGCGTGATAACATTATTAAAGAACATTACGCACCAGACATTGCTTATTTTAGAAAAGTGAACTTTGTGTACGCTTACTTCTCTAATAAGCTCATTGACGAGGTTGCTTGGGTTGAGCGTGAAGATTTGATTGACCTCATTGACAGGTGTGAAAAGGTCTTGAAAGACAATGACCTTGCCGAAACATTGTTACCAACACAAGATGGTTTCTTCTTTGGCTCGACAGAGTACGGAAAGTGGTACTTCCAAGATGTTAGGGATTGCAAGAAGCAAATGTCCAAGCTCTTGAAAGGTTTGAAAGATGACGAGCTTGTATATGTGGTTATGTCTTGGTAATTAAAGTTCTTTTTTCATAAACTCTTGCGAAAGGGCAATCAATCTAATAAATTGGTTGCTCTTTTTATGTTCAATTATTAAAAAATGTTAATTTGGTGAAGTTTTTTGCCAAAACATTTGGTTATCTCAAAAAATTGTTGTAAATTTGCAGCAGATTTAGAAACAAAACATCATTAACTATTAAATTAAAAGATTATGGGACAATACTACAATCCAGTTATTCTTAAAAAGAATTGGAAAACTGCAAAGCAGCCAGTTTTAATGACACTCTATTCTTGGGATTTCGACAACGGACTTAAACTCATGGAACACTCTTGGGTTGGTAATAGTTTCGTCATGTCTATGATGTATATTCTTAACAAGTTTAAGGGTTTGCGTCTGGCTTGGGTTGGCGACTATGCAGACGATAAGGTTACACGCGCATATCCAAATGGCGTAAGTCTTTATGACAAGGCTAATGAACTCACAGAGAAAGGTGAGGGGCACAAATTATACGAAGAGTTGAAGAAGTCCATACCAGAGTACAAGAAGTTGCCAAACTATCGTTACATCATCAATCGTACAAAGAAAGAGTATGTGCGAGTTCCAGAGTTCGATAGTGAAGTTTGGCAAGTTCATCCCCTGCCCTTGCTTTGCGCAGACGGAAATGGTCGTGGTGGTGGTGATTACTGGGGCAAGTCAAAGTCAGTAGGTAGGTGGGCTTACGATGTAATCGAAGTTTCAAACGACCAGAAAGATATACATGGTTGCAAACTGATTAGACCAGTATTCAAAGAAGATTGATAATTGTTGTTTTGTTGCCCCAGACCGATTTGTTTTTTTGAGGATGTTTGGCTTCGGTCTGGGGTTTTTATAAATTTATAATATATCATAGATATGGAAAAGATTAACATAGAATACAACGGAAAAAGCTACCCATGTGTAGAGGTTGATTTTGAAGACGTTTACAATGACGGAACTGGTCTTAAAACACTTGTTTCCGTAGAAAGTCTTTGGAGAGAACTTGAAGACAGGGTAGATGATGGCGAAGAAGAAGCCACAGAGATTGACAATTCGATTGCTTTTTATCTCCCTGATGATTTTCTGGGCAACAATCCAACTTATGAAGAAGTAGTGGCTGAAATTAAGAGGTGGCTTGCTTGAAATGTTAAAACTTTGTTAAAAAAAGTCATTTTATTTATTCAAAATTTGGAAAATCCAATAAATTGTTATAACTTTGTCCTCGCAAAACAAGTTTAACCAATAAAATTAAAGATTATGGAGTTTATCAAAGTTGGAACAAAGGTAAGGCACACATCTTTTAGTGGTGCTTCTTATGAGGGTGTTGTTACTTGCATTGAATTATGTGAGAACGGCAGTAAGTACGGCAGAAAGGTTAGCAGTATGCCATTAGGACAAGAAGACAGAACATTTAACATAACTCTTGACAATGGTCATTGGTGTTATGGCTATCAAGTTCAATCAATCGTAAAGTAACTTAAAAACAATCCAGATTATGAAAAAGTTTATTATGTTAGAGGTTGCAGTTCAAGTTGATACTGACCTCGAAAATGTGAATGACATCGTTGATAACCTTGAAATCAACATCGAGGGTGATGATGTGGTTGAAGTCACAAGTAGCCAAGTAGAGAACTTTTACAAATTTGATGCGTAATGGACAAGAAGATATTTTTGCTTGACAGGCAACACTATCGCCCAGAGGTGGTTGAAAACCTAACCGAGAAAGACTTGGAAGAATGGGTGGCAGAAAACGACTACGAGAACGATAGTGCTATTATCAAGATTGATGCGAATGGCTACAATTCAGTAGAGGAAGCATTGGAAAATGAGGGACTTTTATTCCCAGAAGACTATTACATTTTTAGTTTCGGATTTTAATAACAAAACAACAATGAAGACAAAAGAAGAATTAAACAAATTGAGCCAAGAAATTGCTCGTGCGACATTTGCCTATCATAATGCGATTGCCGTAAACTTAAAGGAAAGTGGCAAGGAACATAATGTCATTGGTTTTGATGAGGACGAGGGTTTGTACCTCAAACTCCGTGATGATGATAGTGTTGATACCGCCCTCGTTGATAAGGTTCGTTGGAATGAGGAAAAGGGGTATGTTGAATATCACACTTCCGAGTGGAACTACGAAGACGCTGATGATTGGACACACATTGCGTGGCTTGGTGATGATGCCGATTATGTTTACGAAGCAATAGAGTGGTAAGACTATGAAAAAGAATAAACACATTGAAGAATAAACCATAATCTTAATTTTAATTGGAGAGAGGACGATACCACATCCGGGTTGCCCTCTCTTTTTATTATTATAGTAATTCTTAAAATATGTTAAAAATTGAACAAAAATTTGGAGAATTGAAATAATTGTTGTAATTTTGCACCCAGAAACAAAACAACAAGTTTAACACAATTTTTCGATTATGGTTAAGAATCTTTCAAAGAGAGAGTACAAAGCATTGCAGGATGAAATGGCAAAACTGAAAGCAGTTCGTTATTCTGGTTATCAAGACACCTTGAAGAATATCGGAATCAGTTACATTTCCAACGTAGGTCATAGCGCGAAGCTACATCACTCTTATATCAACAAGGTCGCCACATTGGGCATTTATTTGGCTTCCAGTGACCTTTCTGGTTACAATGTATGCCCGAAAGCTGAAATGTGCAGAGAGAATTGTCTGGTTGGCTCTGGTAGGGCTATGATTAGCGCACTGGCTGGAAAGAAAAATGTTATTGCTGCCAGAATAAAGAAGACCAGATTGTTCTTTGCAAATCGTGAAGTCTTTATGAAGCTTCTGGTACACGAGATTGTTCGTGAGAGAGCAAAGGCAGAGAAGAATGGAATGTTCTTTAGCATTCGTCTGAATTGCACATCTGATATTAACCCTGAAAGCTTTGTCCTGAACGGAAAGAACATTCTGGAGATATTCCCTGATGTGGTTTTCTATGACTATAGCAAGGTGCCTAATCGTATTAAGATTGCCAAGAAATATAAGAATTATCATCTAACTTGGAGCATTGACGGAAGTCAGGAGAACCTGAATGTAGGTCTGGACTACCTAAAGAATGGTGGTCATGTAGCTGTGGTTTATGGCAGCGACATCATGCCCACATCTTGGTATGGTTATAAAACGGAAGACGGAGATAGAACCGATTACCGACCTGGAGACATTGAGCCAGTTTGTATGCTAAAGTTCAAGAAAACAGCAAACAATTTCAAGAATGGCAAGTTTATCATGCCAAAGAGTGATTTCATTGTGACGGAGAATAACCCCAATTGTTGTTGGGGTTAATTCTTAAAAAATGTTAAATAATTGCTCAAAATTTGGAAATTAAAAATAATTGTTATACCTTTGCAGCAGATTTCAATAACAAACATTATTAACAAATAGAAAAAAGATTATGGTAAAGTTATTTATGACAATTGTTGAGAACATTGCAAACCGCATTATTCTTGATTTGAGAACAAACCACAATGTCGATTTGGTCTTTGAGGCTTACAACCGCTATTGTGAAGACGAGCGTGATGGTCGTGGTTACATCTTCGACATTGACAACAGGGAACACGTTAAGTGGTTATTCGCTAACGACTGCATTACCGCTGATGATTTGCTTTACATCAAGGGTAGCAAGACAAGCCTCTTTATGACTGATGAGGAAGAGGGGATTGTCCTCATTGACAAGAAAGAAATCAATAACATATTCTTTGGTTCAATCGATAATATTGTCAAGTGTATGCTTCTTTATGCACCCAGAAGTGGGCATGATAGTGAATACACAAAACTCTATGAAGAGTATGTTACTGACGAGTTAGAGGGAACTGAATTTACTGACTATTTAGCATTTTAAGATTATGAAAAGAAAGATTTATATTGTTAATTGGTGTTACAACCATCATGGTCAAATTGATTGTGACTCTAATGCACACGCAACAGAGAAAGCTGCTATGGAAGACATGAGAGAGTGCTACAACCAAGCAATCTTTAACATAACGCCAAACAATAGCGAAAATGAGCTTGACACAAACGATTATTGTGAGATTGAAAAACGTGTAGGGTGTTATTGTGGCTGGTTTGATGTCGAGCGTTATGCTGCTGATAGTTGGGAGCGTTGCGAAGTTGTGGAAAGGGAAATCGAGTTTCCAGATGAGGAAGATAAAGAGCCAGAAGAAGAAGATTTGGAAACTACCAATCTGGAAATGTGGGATGGTGGCTATCGCGATGAAGACCTTGTAGGTTATGAGGTTGTTCTCTGGCCTGACAGCCAAGACCTGATGGAGCTTGATGGCTTCTATGAGAATGCTTATCTTATCAATGACATTGAGGGATTGGAAATGTTCGGTTCTGCTGCTTATGTGGTTGATAAGAATTGGCTTGACAAACAAGATTGTGAAACAATAACAAAATACTAAAACTATGGGAACAAGAAGTAATATCATTATCAAGGTCAAGAAAGAAGACATTGGTAGAGTTGTGAAGTTCAACGCAAGGAAATTGCCTCTAAAGAGATTGGATTGGTCTGTCTATGGTGAGAAGAAAAAGAGAGAGTTCTCACAGCCTGTAACTCTGGAGAACGAATACGTTGGCATCTATTGCCATTGGAATGGCTACCCAGAGGGTGTTGGAAAAGTCCTCAAAGACAAATTCAACACTTATGAGAAAGCTCTGAACCTGATTGCAGGTGGTTGGTGTTCATCTGTCGATTATGAGGGCGTCAGGCATTACGCCAATCGGAATAACGAGGATTGGGAATACATCAAGCCCACCCAGATGAAGAAGCCTGGCGTTGTTGCGGGCTGGACTGAATACGCCTATGTCTTTGACAATGGTGAGTGGTACTATGGCAAGGTGAAGTGTGGTGATGGCGATAAGCCAGATACCATTGGCAAACTGAAAGAGTTGTAATCAATATAATTTCGGCAATGAATTAAGTTTGTTGCCGAAATTATATATTTCTTAAAAAATGTTAAAAAATGAACTAAAATTTGGAAATTACAAAAAATTGTTATAACTTTGCAGAACATTTCAATAACAAATAGTATTAACAATTAAAAATTAGATTTATGGCAACAAAGATTAAGGTATTAAAATTTGACAAGAAGAAACCTATTGATTTGAACGACTGCCCAGAGGCAGGGTGTGAGGTCATTGAGGTTGGTAAGAACAAGTTCACCATGAGGGATTATCGCCCACAAGAGGGGCATGATGATAGTCTTCCTTATGTAGGTATTCTCTGCTGCAATGGAAAGCCATTGTGCAACTGCTTCAACGATGGTTGGGGTGGCGAAACAGAAATGACACCCGTAGGTGTTGCAGAGGGTGCTATTATGAGAAGCATTGCCAACAAGATTAGTGATTTCAAGTGGGTTTATAAGAGCATGGTATTCGACCTTAAACTTGATTTCATTGCCGATGTTCTGGCTCAAACTGAAAACCACAAACTTAAAAACACAATTAAAGGGAGGATTTAATATGCACTTTGCAGGATTGGTGATTTTAACACCAGAGTATATCAAGAATCATTTTGAGCCATTGGAAGAGGCTCTTGAAGAGTATGATGAGGATTTGGAAGTTCCAGAGTACTCTCGCGGAGAAGTAAGCAACTATGACAAGTGTTTCTTTTTGAGACATTCAAACGAGGACATTGTCGATGAGAAGTTCGAGTATAGAATCTATCGTCGCCTGTATAGGAGAGGAAAGATACTACCATTCTATAAGCAGAACGATTGGGTTAATAGGTATCAGTATATTCGTTGCATGGCTAATCAAGACAAGGAATACTTTGTTAGGTGTTTCTTGATTGAATACCCAGAACTCTTTGAAAACTTTGAAAAGGAGTACGAAGAAAAGGGTGATGAATGGAACAGAGGTAAGTGGCGTATCAACCCAGAAAACGGAAAGTGGGAAGAATACTCGACTTACAACCCAAATTCAAAGTGGGATTGGTACGATGAACATGGTCGTTGGAGTGGCTTAATCAAGACATTAGACGGAGATAGTGTTGACAATGCTTTACTCGAAGAAGTCGATTGGGAAAAGACAAACACACCATTCTGCGTTGTTATCGATGGGACTTGGTACGAGAAAGGAGAAATGGGTTCCAACGAAATTCCAGATGATGAGTGGGACAAGAAGTTCCTCGAACTTGTTAAGGGCTTGCCAGAAAATAGTGAAGTTTATAACATAGATTTTCATATCTAAATGTTAAAATTATGTTAAAAAGTGGAATTCGTTTGGTAGTTCCACTTTTTTTTCGTAACTTTGCGCCATCAAACAACTAAAAACATTAAGATTATGGAAAAATTTAAGAAAGTTACAAAGCCAGAAGAGTTTGATTTCTACTCTATTGAACTTGATGGGAATGGTGAAAAGCAGATACACATTCTCGGTTACATCTATCGCAACGATAGCGATGATTTCTGGGAGTTGTTAGAGCCATGTTGGTTTATTGTTCCTCTGGCAGAGTTCATTAAGAACTTGAAAGAGAATGAGGACTATGTGAACGAGCAGTATAGTGAATACAAGCAGTATATCACAGACATGACAGAGGAAGAAATGGTTGACACAATTAACAATTATTTCGGTGGAAACCCACCAGAATATCATCTTGGCTTCTCAGAGATAACTATGGACACTCCTTGTGGGGATTATGTAAATTAAAAACTATATAACAATGAAAAACGAAACGAATAAAGCAATTGTAATTGAGTTAAGTAACGGACAGGAAGTTGAACTCGACGAAACTTGGGTGGTTGACGATTACGATAGTCACCCAGAAGTGGACATCTGGGATTGCGAAACAAACCGACAGATTTCAAGTTTTAGGGGTTCGCTGCCAGACATGGAAGATGAGGACTTTGACATGGACAAGTTCGTCAAATTCGTGGAAGAAGCAATCTGTTGGTAACAAATAAACAGGTTCTTCAAGGAGTTATAACACCAGAAATACTTTAAAAAGTACCCATGAGGTATGTGCGCGTGTGTATATGTGAGAAATAATTTAATTTTAGAATACAATGGAAAAAAAGAAAAGAAAAATAACCTGTGAAGACGCAAAGAAATATCTTAATGACAGGCTTAACCAAGTGAACATTGCAGATGCTCTTTATGAGCTTGTCAAGAGCATTGTCGAACGTCATGTTGAAGACATCTACTGGCTGTATGACATTACAGATGAAGATGATGATGGAGAAGAGGCTTGGTTTGATGAGATAAGAGAAGATTTCATTAAGTCAGCATTCGAGAAAATAAAAGAAGTTAAAGATTAAATTAAATTTATGAAAGTAAAATGTGTTTGTCCACATTGTGGAAATGTTAATTATGTAGATGTTGATGAAGACGCATATAACAACTACATTAACGGTGAACTAATTCAAAGAGCATTCCCAAGCATGGATTGTTCGACTCGTGAATTATTGATGACTGGAATTTGCCCAGATTGTTGGGATATGATATTTTGTGGTGAAGAGGAAGACGACGATTGTTTTTAAGTTAAATTAAAATTAAAATGAAAAAGGTTTACGTATTTTTCAAGGAACAAGTCTATGACTTTGATGTCCTGACACAGGATGTATTTGTGTACGAGAACAAAGAAGACGCAGTTAAAGATTTCAATGCGTTCATTAAGGAAGAAAAGGATTTTGCCGTAGAAGAGGGTTGGGAGATTGAAGAGGGCAACAATTCATTCTCTTCCTATGATAGTGGCTCTTATGCCCAGAATCATACAGAAGCGTGGTTGAAAGAAAAGGAAGTTAAATGATTAAAACCAATTAGCCTATGGAAAATGAAAAGAAGACAATAAGCCAGTTGAAGTTAAAAGTACTCCTGGCTAAATATATCAAGAAGAGAAGTAAAGAACTAAAGACAGAAAACAGGGTTATCATACCAATTGTCGCTGCTGTCGCGGTTAACAATACTGGATTCTTCTTTGGTGAAGAGTGGTATTATGTAGATGGATTTGTTTCGCCAGAAGATTGTATTCAGAAAGCGTTCAATGAGACCGCGTCTAAGGGTGTTTGTTTTAGCTCTAACGGGACTTATTACGTTATGCTGTATGGTAAGCCGTCACCAGAATTTAATCGCCTCACAAGGCTCGTTTACAAATATTCTGGTGTCACATTGAACTGGGATGACGTGAAGACAGAGTACACACACCTGACGCCTGACAAGAATAAATACCTGTGTTATGATGAGCAGCAGTGTAAAATCGCAACAGATTTCATTAAGCAGCACAGGGGACAAAAGGATAAGCTTGCAATAACGCTCCCGGAAGCCGGCGACCTTGTGTTCAGGAGAATGTTAAACATTGCTGTTGTTTCGCCGTCAGGCAATGAAAAGGTATCGAAGAATGTATTGGTTTAATGTTGTTTGAAGTCGAGGTTGTGGTGATACTGCCTCGATTTCTTATTATATAGACTTTAAAAAGTACCCATACGTATGTGTGAGCGGTAATTTCTTAATTTATGTTAAATAATTGCCAGAAATTTGGAAAATTGAAATAATTGTTATAATTTTGCACCAACAAACAACAAAAACTATAATTATGGAAAAGTATTTAGAAAGGTATCACAAAGAGTTGGAAAAGTTTGAGGCTTTCAAAAAGCAATGCCTTAATGAAGTTGTTAATCTCTTCCAGACAATTCAATTAAAACCAATCACAATCGGCAATGGAACATACTACATTTGTGTTCATAATAAAGAGGTTGTTCCTGCCTATCTCGATAGTTTGTCTGGTGAGTTTAGACCAATCTATGACAAAGATGCAACTTATGATTTTGGTTGGGCTGATTTCGACCAAGTTGTAAGACTGCTCGATGTGATAAGAGAAAAGATATTATCAACCAGAAAATGAAACTTACGTAAATCAATTAAAATAATAATATGCAAGAGTACTATTCAATGTTAGAGAAGTTATCGTGG